GAAGAAATCGCAGAAGCTATTGATGCTGCTAAGGGTAAAAAGAAAAAGAAATGAAAGTAGCTGCACCTAAAGGATACCACTGGATGAAGTCTGGTAAATCGTTCAAACTAATGAAGGACCCTAAGACAGGATACAAAAAGCATCCTGGTTCTTCTAAGTCTGCAAACTTCCCTATACAGAAGGTACATAAGAAAAAGTAATGAAGGACTCTCTATTTGTATTTCAGAATGGTACTATAGACTCCAACTCTGTTACAGAGCATGCTTCAGGTACAAATGTAGATTTTTTTGCAGTGCCAACAAGCAGTCTTACTAGCATCTCAGCTCTTGAGGGTAAGATTGTACTATACTTTAAATCTTCTAATGTTTTTGAAAACTCTAAAGCTAATCAAGCTAAGGTTACTCTTAATACAACGGAAGGATCAGAGTCAAGAGCTGCTATTGCCACATGGGCTCTTACATTAGAAGAGGGTAAGATTTATATCTATGATGATACAAGATCTACATACCCTAGTAACTATGGGACTACTATATCAGGTGTAGACTCTATTATAAGACCTATTACAGAAAGATTTGATGATGGAGGTATTTCAAATGTAGTAGAAGACCTAACTCCACAATTAGGAGGAAGTCTCGATGTAAACGGTAAAAAAATTACTAGCGTCTCTAACGGAGACATTGACATTGAGCCTAACGGAACAGGAGATGTCCTACTAGGAAACTTTAAGTTTGATGCAGACCAGTCTGTAGGAGCTGGGCAAGACAACCACGTTCTTACTTACGATAACAGCACACAAAAGATATCTTTAGAGGCATCTGCTGGAGGAGGTACTACCCCACAAAGTTTTCCAATAAGCTTTGAAACTGTTTTAACCAGTGGCGATTACTTCTTCGGAAACCTTAGATATGGGTGGAATTATGTCGTATGGAATCGAAGCGATAACAACATGCAGTTGGGGTACTTCGAACTTGTATCGGCAATGGTAGCCGTAAACGATTATACGACTATTACCGTTAAGGGTATTGCTGGTAGTATGTTAACATCAAACTCTATCACGATTGAATTTTCCCTTTGGAAAGGAACTAATGCTGGAGGAACGGGAACATTCTCAAGTACACAACAAGGCTCAACTACTGTAGACTATGACACTAGCGACGTAATGAAACCACTTAGTTTTAGTGCTACGGGATTAACAATAAATGAAGGGGATTACATTTTTTTCGCAGTAAGAAACACATCATACTCAGTAAGAGAGGATATTGCTTGTTCAACTACAATCACATTTAGCTAATAAGATGGAAAAAAAAATTGACATAATTCCAGATACTTGGGAAGATTTAGAGTTATTAGATGCTGATGCAACTAATGAGGAGCTACTTGAAAGAATTAACGCCCTTACAGAATACATTAACTTTCTGTACAAGGGACAAACGGGTATTTAATAATGAGAGATATAAATAGAATCGTATTACACTGTTCAGCAACAGTAGAAGGAAAAGATTACTCAGTAGACACTATTAGAAAGTGGCATACTAACAAAGGATGGTCAGACATCGGATACCATTACGTTATCCAACTAGATGGGACTATCTCACAAGGGAGACCTATAGATAAACAAGGTGCCCACGTAAGGGGTCACAACAAAGACTCTGTTGGTATCTGCTACATAGGAGGAGTAGACGCTGATATTAAACCAAAGGACACAATGACTCCAGAGCAGAATAGTGCTTTTCGTATGTTAGTACGAAGCATTAGAATCTTGTTTGGGGAAGATATAACTATTCACGGACATAATGAATTTTCGTCCAAGGCTTGTCCTAGCTTCGAAGTTAAGGAGAAGTTTTTTGATATGTATTAAAACTTAGAATCATGATAAATGAAAAATGCAATAACTGCCCTTTGCGTCCTTTTTGCCCTTTTTGTAGGCTGTAACAGTAAGTCTATAAGAACAGCTAGTATGACAGGTTATCATGCTACTGGTAGTTTTACAGAGGTAGAATGGGATATAGAATTTGGGGAGACTGCTCAGATAGCTCTCTCTTGTGAGACTGTTTATGTAACAGCAATAAAAGAGAAAGACGGTAAGATTAAACTACTACTAAAAGCTAAGAAGTCTAACTAATGAAAGCTCCGATTACCTTCGAGCAGTTTGTAAAGAATCCTACGATGGCCGTATTCTTCTTAGTAACACTAGCAGTTGGGTATCTATATATAGATAACAGGATGAACTACACTAGCCAGATAGAAGCATGCTCTGAACGCACAATCTATTTAGAAGGTAAGATAGAACAGCTTTCTATGCGATTACACAAGAGTGATAGCATCCTAGCTAGGACTGCTGCAAGACTTGAAATACTTAACGAGCTTGCAGGTAGGGAATAAACATATTATAGTTGCAGCTACAGTAGTTATTATCTGTATACTACTTACTCATACATGTAACCGTAAGGTTAATACAGTAGAACATACCTATGACCCAATTCCTAAGTATAAGTATGAAACTATTAGGGATACAGTTACTACTACTGTAACAAAGACTAAGATTGATACTATAGTCATTGAGATAGAAGAGGCTATTAATAACATTATGAGTCAGACTGAGACTATTGTAAAAGAAGTAGTTAAAGAAAGAGACTCGATGGTTGTACGGATAGTAGAACTAGAACAGGTAACAAATATTACTGTGTACGATACCGTAAGAGTTTACGTGCCTACTTCGCCAGATAGCGTAACTATTTACAATGTTTGGGAGTATGAAAGCTTTGATGGCAAAGAGATAAGAAACACAAGAGATACGATAGAAACCAAAAGAGCGTACAAACACTATGCTCAAAAGTATATAATGGAATGAAACAAGAAGAAAATGAAAACGAAACACCATACATCTTCCTCTATTGGGATTAAATGTTTAACTTTGTACTTTAAAATAAATAGATAATGGCAACAACGACATTAACGTTGGGTATCACAAGCGACATTTCATCAAACGCTCTTAATATCTCAACAAACTTCAATGTAACTACCGACGGTAGTACTGGAGTATCAGAAACTTCTGGAATTGCTAGACTAACGCTAGCGGATACCAATGTAAAGACACTTCTTGATCTCACTGCTAGTTCAGGGGGAGCAGCACCAGTATCATTAGTTGATAAGAAGGCAGTTCTCTATATCAAAAACTGTGATGCAACATTTACAGATCACGTAGATGTTCGTTTTGGAGACACTGATAATGAACATGCTCGAGCACTTCGTATATACGGAGGACAATTTGCAGTCCTACCTCTTTTAAATGACGACAATGTTTCAGGCGGCGCTACAGCAGACTGTGATGTTGAAGTTGTTGCAAATACTGCAGATACTACTATTGAATACGCACTCTTTTACGAGGCATAATACTTAAAAAATGGCAACAACTACTGTTCGACTAACAATACAAAGTCCTGATTTAACATCAGATGTTCTCTCCATTAGTAAAGCGTTTAACCTGACTAGTGCATCTGGAACAGGTATTACACAAACTTCTGGGCTTAACCGTCTTGATGGATTAAATTCTATTACCACTATTTTCAAGGCAGCAGACTTCAGTAATGATGAAGCTTACTTATTTGTAAGTAATCTAGCTGTTTCAAAAGCTGCAGGGTTTCAAGTAGAACTTACACAAGGGTCTCAGAAAGTAGCAGTAATACAGGCAGGAGATTCAATACTTATGCCTATTGATCCTTCTGCACTTGATATTAAGCTTACTGCACCTACTGCTTCAACTGATGTAGAGTATCAACTATTTCATAACGGTTAATAGTTATGAACACTGTACCAGTTGGATTTAATGGGGCAATTAGTCCTAAGCTACAAGCGTGTGTTTCACAAGACTGTAAGAATATTACATTCTCGGATGTAACTCTTCTTTCTAGTGTAACAAATCCGTATGGCTGGACTACAGACCTTGCTGAAACTCCTCGTCCTAGAATACTTACTGCATTTAGTGAGATTAGAATTATTGTAACTAATACTTCTGGTACTGAGGTTATTAACCAAGTTGTATTTGGAGGTACTCTTAATCTTTTTCCAGCTATCGCAGACTTTAATGATAATATGCCATTATCTACAGCAGTCTGGGGTCTGGACGACGGAGTATACTCTATTAACTACAAGTTTACTTACGCAGAAGTTCCTAGTTCTATTGGAGATCCTGATGATGATCTAGCTCTAGCTGGTAAAGTAGTAGAAGCAAAAATGAATCAGGTAATAACCTGTAATGCTCAGAACGAGGTAAAAGACCTTTGGCTTAAATACCTTAATGACTGCTGCAGTGCAAACAGAGATAAAGCTCTAGAAGCAGAAGCTCTGTTGTTTTCTGTAGAAGCTGCAGCTGCATGCGCTGATGAGTATAATGCCTCCCGCATAAAAGAAGCACTTGATAAGATTTTACTATTAGATTCAGATAAGTGCAATGTTTGTAAACACTCAAAATGTAAATGTTAATCATGGGCTGTAAAAACTGTAACGGAACTGTTTCCCAAAATATTCAACTACCCCCAGGGTGCGACTCTATTCAAGCTATAACTACTGATGTTACTGCTAAAGGTGATACTATTGTAACAATTACTTTTTGTAGTGGAGCCCTTCAACAGTTTACTATTCCTGCTGGACAGTCTGGAGAAAATGGAGCTGATGGTGCTAACGGTGCTGATGGGGCTAATGGAATAAGCATTGATGATATTACTTCCTCTGTAGAAGATAGTGTAGTAACTCTAACATTTACACTAAGCGATGGTAGTACCATTGTAGAGACGTTTGCTGTTGATACTCAAGAAGCACAAGCATATGTAATTGACCATGTCGGTTTAGATATACCTAATGAAGATAATATAGCTCCAACACTAAATGCTAATGGTCCTAACTCTGTAATAGCTAAATCTCTTATTCCTGCCGGAAGCTTTCCAAACGGAGAGGATACTATTTACTTTGATATACTAATTAACCTGCAATATGCTGGTGCATTAGCATTTGGAAAAGGTCGTGTTTCAAACATGTTTGAATTTCTTCGACTAGAGTTAAACTCTGATCCTAATCCAAGCACAAGTGGAATTGATTTACTTTTAGAATCTAACGATGCAAAAGTTACATTCCCTACTACTACTATTGCAGTAACAGGAGAAATAACTAAACGATCTGTAGAAGATAGACTAGGTAATCCTAAAGGAGAAGGTTTAGACCTCGTGGCAAACATGTCTGTCTACACAAATAGGACACAACCTAACAATACAGGGACTTTAACAGCTGTCGCTGGGAATCTTCAAAATCTTGTTTGGACTGTAAAAGATCAAACCGTAGATCTAAATGTAGACAATTATTTAAAAATTGTTGCTGCTCCTGGAGATTATATTGTAGACTCAGGATCAACACAGACTGCTTATTCTGTATCTCCTACGCAAATTTATTTTACAACTAGATATCTACAAAGAAAATGAGCCGTAAAGCATCACAAACGTTATTAGTTACCGCAACGGGTATACAAGTTAAAGGTAGTAATAATACACTTTCTCCCGCATTTGTAGTAGATCCTGATTCTACAATAGATTACTATGTTCTTACAACAGATGGAGCTGTCACTCTTCTTGCTAATATTTCATTTACAAATGACTCAAAAATAACAGCGGTAGCAGGAGACTGTATTGAGATTAAGTATAGCGGAGATATTACATTAAGCTCGTATAATCTTAGTTTCTTTGGTAATAACATGCCTGCACACCTAACATCTATAGACTGTATTATTCAAGCATACTATGACGGCACTAACTGGAATACTGTATTCTTACCATCAGTAGTGGCAGCTATAGAAAGTGTAAACAATGATAATATTGTAGCTAACTCTATTACTGCTGGAGAGCTAGCAGCTAGTGCAGTTGAAGCTACAGAGTTGGCCGCAAATGCTGTAACTACAGCAAAGATTACCGATGCTAACGTTACTGTGGAGAAACTAGAAAACGAAGCACTAGAATCAGTAATTGCCATTCCAGTCCAGTTTAACTACGCAGCTAAAGATACTTTTCATTTAGCTATTCCGACTAAGAGCACATTTGTAAGAATGACTTCTGTAGTATCAGGAACAGCTATTGATGGTTCTAATGCAGCTACTATGACTATAACAAATGGAGGTGCTTCAGTATTCTCAGGAACTACTCTGCATGCAGCAGGTACAGGAGAAAACACTGTAGCAACTCTAACACCTTCTTCTAATACAGCAATCGCTCAAGGTAATGTCCTAGCATTTACACCTGACGGCTCTGCTAGTTCAGGAAAGGTGTTTTTGACAATAACTATTAGAAGGGTAGCTGACTAATGGGATGCAGTTGTTGTACATCATCGATAGCCGACGGAGCAATCACTCAGACAGAGCATGATGCTAAAGTCTTTAACCTTCAGTGTAGGTTTAAAGATCTAGTAGCTAAGATTACTGATAAATGGCGCTACGGTATCTTTTGCCCAGAAGACTCTGACACTATTATAGAAATTAGGGGACTGCTACGTCTCCTAATTTGTTATGGGAAAGAAACAGAAGAAGTACTACCAGATGACGCTCAAGTGCCAGAATGTTATAATGATTATATACTCTTTAATGGTACTGACCTAAATACTGTTCCTACCCTTGCCGCAGCAAACATAGGCCCATTTGGAGGAGAGTACTTCTTGATTACCAGCCCATATACAGGTACCTACTATATTCTTAAATCTGTCCGATTAAACCCAAGTTTTTTTCCAAACTCTACTTTTCCAATTTCGTCTACTCTGTCTGAATTAATTTATTCTTTAGACCAAGGAGAGACTCCATATATTGGCGAGCCGATTATAACAAATGGGTCTATTTTTCGAATGGATATTTTATGTTCTGGAATTCAAGTAGATTTACTTAGTGCCTTAACTGCTTCACAAGGAGTAACTGTAACATCCTCAGGTTTGTCTGATGCTAACCTTTTATTGATAACTGAAAAAATCGAAAAGCTACTAGCATGTTAACAATGAACCAGATGATCGGCCAGATTCAAGAAGCACTGAATCTAAACTCTGATGACTCTAATGTGTCAGATAGACTAATGATTGACCTTATCAATCAGTCTAGAGCGTTCCACCTTAGAAACGAGTTAAACAAGTTTAGAACAGCAGATGATACAGTAATCCAAAATCTACACTGTGTAGAACTTGAGGTTAGTGACGCTACTCTGGTTCCTGGTTTATCATTGCCTACTGGTTGTAAAGTTTTAAAGTCTAAGAGACTTATACCAGATACAGTAGAACTACATCATACTGACGGTATTGTTTCTGTGGGATCTGTACAGTTCCTAGAGATTCCTTTTAGCTACGTAGATTTTAAGAAGATACCTTATATAAACTACACTAGATTTACTAGGAATGTAGTTTATTCTTTCTTACTAGACGGACACTTGTTTATGTACTCTCCAGGAAATACTAAGTACGGTCTGATAGAAAACGTTATGGTCCGAGGCATCTTTGAAGATCCTGTAGAAGCAGGTAACTACTGTGAGCCTTGTTTTGACTACGACTCTCCTTACCCTATTCAGTCTTGGATGTTTGAGACACTAGTAAAGCCACAAGTATTACAGCAACTAGCTATCAAAGGACAAAGTCCTCTAGACGATGAGAACGATGCTGCAGATAATAAGACTCCATCTGTTCCTATGAGTAAACCAAAGAGCTAAGCCATGAACAGAAAGCAAGGATCAAAAGGTAAATACAACGCCGATATAGCTACCCAGGACTTCTACAGATTCTACTATGACAACTGTAGCAAGCCTATTCCTTATTCTATTGCTAAGGACCTATACAAGGACCTAATGCATGGACTATCTTCTCTTATGTTAGAAGGAGAAGAGATAGCAATACCTAGCTTAGGTAAGTTTAGTATAAAGGCATACATGCCTAAAAGGTTTGATAAGGATGGAAACTTTATTAAGCCGCCGATTGACTTTGGAAGAAGTTGGGAATACTGGAGAAAGAAGTATCCAGGTAAGACAGACGAAGAGATTGTAGCTATTAAGGATAAGCCTGTACTAAGATATGAGAATAGACACTCTAAAGGATATCAGTATAAGTTTATGTGGGACAAGTCAGACTTGGCTATTCCTGGCAAAAGAGTATATAAGTTTAAGCCAGCCTCTATGTATAAGAGAAAATTGGCTAAATTGATTAAGAGCAATACTGATGTAATTTTTGAAAGCCTATAACAATGCATAACGGAAGGTTAGTATCATATAAAACAATAGCGTCTACCATTCAGAGAGACTTCCCGTTTGTAACAGAGTCTGTTACTGATGAAGAAGTAATCGAGTGGTTAGGTTCTTTTATGGGCCTTACTAACTGTCCAGTTGTATTAGAGGATAAGATTGAGCATATCTCTGTATGTGACGGTAAAGGTCACTTACCTTGTGATCTACACTTGATTATGCAGGTAGGTAAACCAGATACAGATGTTTTGGAAGAAGCCCCATGTGCTGAACGTATGGCTCCTATGAGATGGAAAACGGATAGATTCCATACTAGATACCATGCTAGCGATAGCGACTTTCATTCAGACTCAATGTATACATACACAGTTAGTGATAACTGTATCTATCCAAACTTCCATGAAGGTATAGTCTCTATCGCTTATAAAGCTATTCCTACTGATGATCAAGGGTTCCCAATGATCCCGGCAGATGAACAGTGGGTACAAGCTGCAGTCCATGATATTGCTTGGAAGACCGCTCGCAAACTTTGGTATTCCAATAAAATGTCTACGGATAAGTTCCAGAAGATAGAGATGGAAAGAGACCACTACTTTGCTCAAGCTGTTACGTACTCTAAGATGCCATCGATTGACCAAAGAGAGTCAATCAAGAATGACAGACTTAGAAGCTACACCAACATTGATCATCATCAGGACTTCTTCCGCAACTACCAGATGCCGGAACACAGATACTTTAGAGGACAATACTTTTCAGGGACTTAATGACTAATCAGAAGCCACATATTACATCGTATGAAAAGGGAATGAACAAAGACGTTAATGTCGAGTCATTACCTCAGAATGCATATGTAGACGCCCAGAACTTCAGACTGTTTACAACTGGAGACGGTGCATCTGTTGGAGGTATCCAGAACATCAAGGGTACTAGACTAGAGCATACTTTTACCAATCTTAATGAGATGGTTATAGGGTCTACCCAGCTTAGAGACGCACTGATTGTCTTTACAGCAGTTTCTAAAGAAGACCCGTCTACTGGTAGAATTTATAAGCTACAGTTTGACTTCGAAACTGAAAACGTTTCTGTAGAGTTATTATACGAATCAGACGAATTACAGTTTACAGCTGCAGCTCCTATAGAGGCTATAGCAGTACACGAAACAAACTTTATTCAAAGGGTATACTTTTCAGACTTTGAAAGACCTACTCGGTCTATGAACATTGCTGACCCAGAGCTACAAAATTTACCTGTTAGCTCATTCTCTTTGTTTCCTGCTCCTCCTATCAAAAAGCCACAGATTGATTTTATAGCAGAAAGTGGCAATCTACCTGTGGGCTTGTACAATTATACTTACTACCTAGTAACTCCTGGAGGACAAAAAACATTACTAGCACCTGTTAGTAATCAGATTCATATAATAGTAGACTCAGAAGAGGAAGGTTCTACAGGTACTTATAGAGGCACTTTTACGGCTCCTGGAGAGACTGTATTTTCTAATAAGAGTGTAAGTATTAATGTAGACACTAGTAACCTAGAGGCTAATCAGTTTGAGAAGATTGTTTTTGTAGGTATTTTCCTTGAGGAGATAGGGGGGACCCCTTCTATATTTGAGTTTGAAGAAATACTAATAACGGGTACTACCCAAAATGCAGTGCACTCTGGTCAGGAAGATCAACTGACTATAACATTAGCAGACTTTTTATCTGAGAGATATGCATTCTTTACTAATAAGACTTTCTCTATTAAGGATGATACTCTGTTTGTAGGAAATGTAAAAACAGGAGGGTTTGTCTTAGAGGAAGAAGACATAGCAAAGGTACAGACAAAGAGGTATGATAGTGAACAAACAACCTACGATGACCCTTATGCAAACCCTTTCAACGATGAGTCAGGTTTAAAGTTTGGAACTAATCCTGATGGTAGCTATGATTTTTGGCTTAACAACTATCAGTTCATGTTTCAGCCCGATGGAACTACTATTGGTGGAGCTGCTCCTTATCTAAGCTATAAGTTTACCCTAGAAGACATTCGAGGTTATCAGAATGAGTCTGGTGCTAACCTTAGTAATATAAATGGTACAGAAACTCTTGATCTCAATGATCAGTATGCAGATGTCAACAGGTCTTTTCAAAACTTTGCATCTCCATATAATAGAACCCTAAGAGGCTACAAAAGAGGAGAAGTATACAGATTTGGTATTGTCTTTTACGATAAGATTACAGGTCTACCATCTCCTGCATACTATGTTGGAGATATTAAGTTTCCAGAAATGTCTCAGCCATTTGGAACTGAGCTACCAGGTGGGCAGTCTATAACTAACCCATTCACAGGCTTACCTAGTGGGGATACTTTTGACCACTATGCTATATCAAAAAGAGTAAGAATCGATGGGAGCCCCTCAGCAGCAACTCAGCTTTACAATCTCGGTATAGAGTTTTCATTTAACTTTCCTAACTCAATCCTAAATAATATTAAAGGATTCCAGGTAGTAAGAGTTCCTCGTACACCTAACGATAGAACCAGACTCTGTCAGGGTGCAATATCTAAGTATTATAATATTGATTGTAAAGAATTAACTGCAAAGGGCCCTACTTGGGATGGCGGTAATCACTGGGATGCAAGAAACACAGACAATGTAACACTTTGTCCAGTAACTGAGATGCCTTCTTTGTACGCACATCTTAATAGGTATAAGGTACATGATAACCAAGAAAACGATGTCCAAAATGCAAATATAGGAGAAAGCGTACACCTTGGCCTTAACTTTTTAAATACCGGAGCTATTCGACCTAGTCAGGCAGGTTTTCATAACGGAGTTAACGAGACAGCCTTTGTCGACTATCAAACAATGTTTTCTACCCCAGGTCTAGTAAACTTTTTTACTCCAGAAGTAAGCTACGATTATGGTTTACCTGGTATGAGAAAAGGTATTGACTTTCTTAAAACTGTAGGAGTATACGGTAATACTCAGAAAATATCACAAGGACATACTGAAATAGGAGGGCCTACCGAAAAAAGATCACTAGGACATACATTTAGACCAAACTTTGCTAATAGTGATTCTCCTTTCTCAGGGTATAATAAATTCAGACCTAGAATATCCAACAATTCAACAGATGGAGCAGGCTTCTTTAAGTTTCCACATAATGCTGCGGATGAAGACCAAAGAGAGTTCCTTACCAAAGTAATGAGCACTGATAGACTTGGTCAGCTAGGTAACCAAACTGCGTCTCAGGATATATCTAACCCAACTACAGCAGCGTTTAACTTAGAAGAAGCTTACGAAAAAATAGAAGGATATAGAATCCTTACTAACAATAGGCCTTTTAAAGCTGAACGAGCTGCTTCTGTTTCTGGTATGGATGTTATTAAAAAATGTTTCCATGCAGGTAATCCATTTGGTTACTTCCTAAAAGAAACAAGGCTAGCAAAAGAAGGTAAGTCTGCAGTTATTTCTCTTATGAGTAACTTTAAAGAGCCCGAACAATATTTTGGAAGTGGTTTATTTGTAGGAAGAACTTTACAATTTGACTCTGCTAATACAAACATAACACCCTTTTCCCAGTTTGGGTATGCGCCTACCTATCGAACTAGAGGAGATATCTTTATAGTAGAACATGTTCGTCGAGTAGGAGAACAGTATGGAGGTATTGGCGCTGATGCTGTATTTACCAATACATTCATCACCTGTTCAGATCCTGTAGAGATTGATGTAAACAACCCTGTACAGCCTTCTAATATTAGAGTATTCCAAGGAGATACATTTGTAGGCTTACACCAGTTTGCTAAAAACTTCTGGAATAATTACTACACTGATAATACTGATTGGAATGGTAATACTCCAGAAGACGGTTCCCTACCCCAGGCTTATAACGGTTCTAACAGCTCTAGTTATGAGTTTGTAACTATACCTGTAGAAACTGTTGTAAACATAGAGCTTGGGTCTGGAACTAGAAGAACAGAAGGAGCATTCTTTGACGGCACATCATATAGAGTACAAGAGTATCCTGACTATTTAGGAGTAGGTAACGACACTGCGGGAGATAGAAGTAAATTCTTTCACCAATACGATGGGGTATATTCTGAAGAAACTGTATCAAAAAACTACTTCTCACTGCCTCCTGGTCAAACAGAAGCAGAAACACGCTTTGATGTTAGAACTCATTTCTCTGGTACAAAAGTTCTTGGAGAAGAAAGAGACTCATTCTCAGACTTTTTAATAGGCGACTATAAAGACCTAGATCCTCAATACGGCCCTATCAATCGTATTATAAACTTCAAGGATACACTGTTTGCGTTCCAAGACAATGCAGTAGGTGCATACTTAATTAATACGCGTGAGCTCCTATCAGGACAACAAGGAGCAGCCTTATCAATCGGTACGGGTCAAGGTATCTCAGACTACCAATACCTATCTACGGAATACGGATGTATTCACCAGTATGCTGTAGCTAAAACAGATTCAGGTGTATACTTCTTAGATGCTCGCCGTCAAAAGTTCTTTTTATTAGGAAAAGGATTAACAGATCTATCTGAAGTTTTAGGTATGAATGATTTCTTAAGATCTAGAATACCAGACTCATTCTTAGTGACTAGAGAAGAAGGCGGAGATAATCCTCTACTTTATACAGGTCCTCATATGACCTACGATCCTCTCAACAAAGAAGTTTGGCTAACATCTGCAGAAATAGTTAGACCAGAGGTACCAGGTACAGGCCCAGGCGACCCTCCTTTGTCAAAACAAGTAGTAGGTGGATTTACACTGTGTTTCTCTGAACCACTAAAAGCATTCTCATCTTTCTACTCACAGTTACCTAATATATACCTACAGAGCACAAGAAGAATACTTAGTCCTAATCCAGGAGAATTTAGTGAGCTCCATCTTCATGATGTAGGAGACTATGGAGTTTTCTACGACACTGATCCAGAAGAAAGCTCTATTACTATTAGAGTTAATTCACTAGGAGTTGCTAATAAAATTCTTAGGTTCTTAGAATACAACTCTGTAGTAAAAGACTTTAGTCTTGGGTCAGAGCCTGTAATACAAGATCAAGGTCTAAGCTCTATAAAGATAGAGAACGATTACCAGGACTCTGGTAAACAATCTTTAGATGAAAGACAAAAAAGAAGATTCCGTAAGTGGAGAATAAAACCTCCTAGAGATAATAAGTCTCAGAGTGCTCTAGGACGCTTTAGGGGAACATACTTTGATATTACGTTATATTTTGATAATTCCGTAAATTTGTCGATAATGCTGGAGAGAATTATGTCTTACTATGATGTTCATATTTATTAATGGGTTGCGGTTGTTCAAAAGGTAGTAAACAGTATGGAGGAATAAAGAGACCTCCATTAAGCTATAAAGCTGGGGGTAAAAGCCCTAAAGCTTCAATGTCTTGTGGCCAAGTCAAAAGATCAAGCAGACCTGGTAAAAAGATAATGAAGCTTTACTGTATGGACGGTAAGAAAAAACTAGTACATGCAGGAGCTAAAGGATACGGACACAATTACTCATCAGCCGCTCGTAAGTCTTTTAAAGCCCGTCATAAGTGTTCAACCGCAAAACCAGGTACAGCTAAACATTTAGCATGTACAGAACTATGGGCAGGTAAAGGCGGATCTAAGAAATCATCTCCTAAGGGCAGAAAAGGTAAGTACGCAGTTGGTGGACCATACCTAAATATAGATCCTTACAACCCGCTTAATGAAAGCGACTTTGATAGTATATACAAAGGCAAGGGTATAGGAGAAATGGATTTGTCCGATCAGGCACAGAGACAAATCAAAAGAAGACAAAGGGGTAGAAATATCGGAGCTACAGCTTACGGAGTCTTAGAAGGCTTAGTTGATACAGTTACTTTTGGAGCAACCGATAAGCTTACCGATATGGGCTATGAAGCATTAGCTGGAACGGGTAGAGGACAGTCTGCAGCAAGAAGAGCTCAGTCTGATAGATATAGAGTAGGGGTAGGACAAGTAATAGGAGCAACTACAGGTGCTATACTAACAGGAGGAGCAGCAACAGGATCTGCTATTGCTACCACAGACTTTGGCACATTAGCTAATGAAGAATCTCAAGCTCTACAGACAGGTCTAAATGTTGCAGGAACGGTAGCAGGAGTTGCTGTAGGTAATACTAGTGGCCTTGAAGGAACTGGAGGAGCTTTTGGGGATACTGCAGTAGGAGATGTTTCAGCTAACCTTGGTAAGTCCTCAAGCTTTGGGGGAACAGGTACAGGCCCTGAAAATCTTCTAAACGAATTTGCTCCAAATCTAAAAGAGGGTATTGACGGCTTCAGGGAGTTTCAAGAACTTAATCCAGAAGGAACTTTAAGAGAGTTCTTACAACAGAACCCTGAGATGTTCCAAAAAGTAGTAGAGGCTCTTGGAATAGGATCAGGAACTCAAGTTAATAAATATGGAGGTCCTGTTTCATACAAAGCAGGAGGTCGTATTCCTTACCAAAATGGAGGACCGCACAATGATGGCATTCTTCATATGGGTAATGCTGCTGATTACTTTAATAGTGCATCTGTATACCATGAAAATCCTAGATATAACGATTTAATAAGACGAAGAGTATACGCAGGTACTCACGGTTATAATCCTCAAACAGGTGCACTAGTAAAACTAGATACCCCAGTAAAGGTAGATCCAGCTACTCAAGCAATGGCTACCAAAGAGTATACTAAAGCTACTGCTGGTACAAGAGGAGGAATCACAGATGCAAGAACAGACGCATATGTAAAATCTTTGCCAAAAGATCAAAGAGAAGCTGTAGAAGACAGATTCCAAGAACAACGTAGACAAGGAGTAGAAAGGGAGCTAGGTAAAATGTACCAGAATCCTATTACTTACGCACCAGCAGCTATATATAGTGCAGGTCTAGCAGGTCCTGCTATTGGAGCTTTGGGTACAACAGCTAGATCATTAGCAACTGCCCCTCTTACTATCGGTAGCCGTACTGTTCCTTTTATTAACCCTACAACTCTTGTAGGAGCAGGCTTTGGAGTAAAAGGTGCTTACAACCTTGGGACAGATATAGATACAGGATACTACAGTAATCCTAATATTCCTACTAGCCAAAAGGTAGAAAGAGGTGCTATTACAGCTCTAGATGTACTATCAGCTCCTGGAATGGGTAATGCCTTACTCCAAACAGGAAAAGGTGCTTATAATGTTGGTAAAACTGGTTTAAAAAATACTTATAAAATTAACCCTTTTGCTGAAAAACTAGGGCGATACAACAGAGTAATAGATGAGGGAGCAGTTTTAGATGCACAAACATCAGGAGTAATTAGATCAAAAGCTCCTGCAGATAAAATTAGTGGTCCAGGAGTAGTTAATCTTGATAGAAGAGGTACTACTCGTTATGCTTCATTTGGAGATGCACCTCCTATACAAGAGTACGCTGATAAAGTAATTAATCGGGGTGGCACTCCTTTTGTTGTTTCAACTAATAGACCAATGCAAGTCTCTACTTTAGGCAGGCATGGAGCAGGAGTTACAATGTTTCCAGTTGACAAGTCTGGTAAATTTATAGAAGAATTTCCAGCAAGTGAAGCACAAATATTTGAATATCAACCACATTGGTTAAGAGGCTACAAAAAAGTTTCTGGACCTAAAGGAGAAGTAAAACCTTTCCAATCAGAAATTAACTGGGCTGACTGGAATCCAGATACTCCCAAGTATCCTGAACTTATAAAAGAGTATAACGCTATAGAAAAGTCTACGAAAGAAGCAGGTACTTGGATGAAGAATGCAGACGGTACACCATTCCAAGGGCAGCCTGAGGAGTTTATACAGCAACAAAGTTCTCATTTTAAAAAGGCTTTTCCTAAGGGATTTGGGACCACATATAGAGGCACAGGCTCAAACCGTCCTCTTCTTAAACAAGACCTTTATACTGCCGAACAAGAAAACTTTGCAGCAATGTATGCTCCAGGCGACCTAGGCGTTATAACAGGTCCTGGTCAAAAAGTTGGAGGTACACATAAACTTTACTATCCAAAATCAGAAAAATCTGCAGCTATAAATGTACAGGATCAAGATTGGTTAAACTTAACCTTAAACGATTTAAAATCAGCTGACGATTGGAAAGACCAAGTAAGAAGTAATATTAGGTTTCAAGAAAAACAATTAGCAAATCGTAAAGAGCAGCTTAAGAAAATAAATAAAAAAATTGAGGAGACAGGAGACCCTAATATCGGTGCTGGACCTTCTGGTGCGACTAAACGTAATATACTCGATCTTATATCTTCTATAAATACAAGAATTGAACGTTTAAATGGTCAATTAACTAAACCTGCTTTTGAATCTACTAAAACCTTAGAACAATTAAAAAAAGCTTTTCCAGGAAAAACATCAACTGATGATATCATGGATTATATGTTAAAACATGATATTGATAATGTGAAATTAGACAATATTATAGACGAAGGATATGGTACAGAAGTTTTATTAAATAATAGACCTGGAAATAGAGTAAAGTCTACATTGGGTAATGTAGGATTTTTTGATATGACTAATCCTAATATCTATAAAGCTACAATCCCAGCAGTAGGGGGAGTTGCAGGATACGGCCTTCTACAAGACAGCCAGCCAGAAGGCTTTGCGTACGGAGGAGGACTACGTCGTTGGTTCAAAGAAAAATGGGTAGACGTTAAGACAGGTAAGCCATGTGGTAGATCAGGTAAAGAGAAATCAAAAAGAGCTTACCCATACTGCAGACCGTCAAGAAAAGTATCATCAAAAACTCCAGCTACTAGCAAGCACTCAGAGGCTAAGTCTAGAGCTAAACAAAAAACAGGGCCTGGTAGAGTAAAGCCTATCAGCCAACGTAAAAAGAAAAAGTAATATGTTGCCTAAGAATTACATGAAGCCTACCCAGTACAAGAAGGGAGGAAAACGCAAGAAGTCAAAAGGATCCGGTAAGCCTAAGCCTACCAATCCTTCTTTATGGTCTAGAGCTAAGTCAATGGCTAGACAAAAGTTTGATGTATACCCATCGGCATATGCCAACGCATGGGCAGCTAAATGGTACAAGTCAAAAGGCGGAGGCTGGAGAGGAGGCTCTAAGAAAAAGAAGGCAGAAGGCGGCTTTGTAGGTTTTGAAAAATTAGAGAACCCTCTTAATCAACAAATGCTTAATGGAGGGACTATGGCACAAATGGATCCTTCTACTCAGATAATGAATCAAGCAATCATGGATAATCAGATGCTTGCTATGGGTGTTGATCCTGAAGATCCATACTATAATAGACTTTATCAAGGAGGGGGATACAGGAATGTTATAATGGAACATGGGGGACCACACAGTAACCCAGGAGACTCATTAGCTTTTGAGCAATATCTTAAGCAAAGAGCAGAAGAGCAACTTAGAAATTATATAAGCCCAGTACGAACAGCTTCTAACTACACTCCAGACGCTATTCTAGAAGAACGAAGAGCTGAGGTATCCAACCTTAAAGACCGAGGCAAGAAAATATCTGGTGTAGAATATCTAATGAAGGACGAAGAATTCCGTAATAGAATTAGGGAAGAGTATGAGAGCCAAAAACCTGCTGTTGGTAAGAAAATGATGAGAAGTAATAGAGAACTTAGAGAATTACCTCCAAACCAACAATATCTAAATGCACTTGTAGGAGCCTACCCAGCGCAACTAGCTGCAGGCGGTGAACTATTTGCTCCAGGAGGCAACAACGATAAGCTTACTCGTATTGATGCTGGCGGTACCCATGAAGAGAATCCTCTAGGAGGAGTACCTATGGGCCCTGATGCTTCAGTAGAAGAAAAAGAAACAATACAAAGAGGTATAGAACCAGGGACAGACTTTGTATTTTCTGAACGTCTACCTGAAGGAGGTATTACTCCAGAAATGGCACAGGATGAAGGGCTGCCTAAGTTTGTTATAGGTAAAAGTTTTGCAAAAGCATCTAAGATGGTTGAAGATAAATCATCTAGATCTGGAGATATTCTTGACCGTAATACAAGAGAAGTAACTCTTGCAAGACTACGAGATGCTCAAGAAGAATATAAAGAAATGGAGTTCCAAAATCAGCTATCTCAACTAGAGGATAAGTTCGGCAGACCTGCTATGCCTATGGAACAACCAGCTGGACAAGGTATGCAAATGCCAGGTATGGTACCAGCTTCTGAACAAGAAGCAATGTTGCAACAAATGCAAGCTAATCAAGGAATGGCTCCTCAGCCTTCTCCACAAGAGATGGCTATGATGCAACAAATGCAACAAGCAGGAATGGCAGGACAACAGCCTTCAATGCCTATGTACCATGGAGGTCCTCATATGTTTAACACACCTGCAGATGCAAATAGTTTACTAGCAGGTTTAGCACAATTTCCTAGCAGCAACCCTAGTCAAGAAGATTACTCAAATTTAGCTAGAAACATATACGGAACTAATGATCTTAATACTCCTGGTCTTACTGATTTAGAATTTGAAATGCAGTATGGAAATATGCTTAATAATATGCCTACTGCTGAAGTTGTAGCAGATACTTCTAGTCAAATAGACCCAGCAGCTATTCAACAAGCTCTTGCAGCAGGGATGAACTTAAACCCTATACAAGGTTCAGTTGTGGGAGAGACTATACCAGGAATGGGAACAGAAATGAATCTTGCAGCACTAGCTCCAGAAGTACCTGCTATAGCACCTACGCCTACTCCAGGCTTACAAGAAATGCCTGTGGGAGATACTTCTACTATGCCGACTATGGTCCAAGGAGATAACTTAAACTATCAAGTAGGACCTGATGGATATCACTACTTTCCTAATGGCTTAATTGTAGATCCTACAACTGGGCAGCCTGTTTCAACTGGTCCAACCTATCCCCCACTAGATCCAATTACTTACGACTTCTCAGATGGGGTACAGGGTAATATAGATAATATAGTAGATGTACCTATGATAGATAGTGAAACTATAGACTACAATGCAGGTAACATGAGCATCTATACAGATCCTGAGACTGGAGAGCTAGTAGTTCCTAGCGGGTCTTTATCACAAGAAGAGTTTAGAGGTCTAATGGAAACAGCCAATACTAAAGACGGTAAGACAGATCTAACTCTAGAAAAGTTTAACAACCCATACAGAGGTCAAATTTTATCTGATTCAGCTGCAAAGTTCCTACAAGGTATTAAGGATATCAGAGAAAGAAAAGCAGCAGATTATATGCTGCACTCTGACTATGACCCAATGTTTTTCCCTATCGAAGAACAGAGAAAGGCAATATCTAATATGAGCGCTGCTACTAGAAAGCAACTATCTAGAAGAGTAAATAACCCAGCATTGTATCTAGCTATGGCAGGCACCATTAATGCTCAGGAGTCTGCAGATACAGCTAAACTATTTGAGACTAAGTTCCAAGTAGAGGCAGCTGATAATGCTCGGATTAGAGATCTAATGAGACAAGATAGAGCAGCTAATGTTCAAATGAAGAGACTAGTCGATGAGCTCAACGAGAAGGATAAACAAGGTAAAGAACAACTTCTACTTGAAGCAGCTAACTCATTCTCTAATGCTTACTCAGGATTCTCTAAAGAAGAATTCTATGCATTTATGGGAGATCAATATCTAAAGAACGCTGATATACTTGCTCTAAATACACCAAATACAGCAGGCGGAACAGGGACAAAAAAACAAGGAAAATAACCAATGGCACAGTATATACAGACACCAGATTTTAGCTACGAGCCTATGCCTATGGAGGCATATATGCAGATGGCAAAAGAAGTAGCAGCAGGATACGCTGAAGGTATTAACTCAGCTAATGCATACCTAGCATCGTTGCCTATTGCTACGGGGGCACTTGATGATCCTAATGGGGATAGAGCTGCTCAGTTTAGAGACCAGTACGGTTCTGAAGTAGAAGATGCTATCCAGTTGTATATGGACACTAAAGACAAAAGAAGTCTTGCTAGTGCCCTAACCAACGTTACTAGAAAAATGCAATCTGATGAACAGCTCTTGGTACATAACTATTTGGCAGCTAGCTCAGAAGATATTCTTAAAAGGCATCAAGACAATCCTAATGGGTGGTTTGGATATACTTTAGATAATAGCGCTGACATAACAAAAAAGGACGAAAACGGAAACATAGTATCAAACCTTGTCTTACCTTCTGAAGGGGGAGGTCTTGGAGCTGCTAAAAGTCTCTATGGTAACTACTTATCTGGTTATGATATTGCTCAAGATACTTCTTGGATAGATAAGTTTGGAACTAGTGCTGTTAAGTTTATAAATGAAGCTACTAGAACCTTTAACCCAGAAACAGGTAAGTATGAGTTTACTTTTCAAGAAAAGAAGTATTCCAATATTATGGATTACTTTAAAGGTAATCCCTCTAATGAGTTTATGGAATCTGCTAGAACTCTATACAATAGCCAATCTAATGCTATGACTAGGGCTTACAGAGGTAAGTATGGATATGAAGAAGGTCTAAATAAATTTATTGAAGACTCATTTTCTTACAGACTTCCTATGGAATACAGTAGAGGTATGGGTTATGATGAAACAACACCTGGTCAGTATGCTAATACAACAGGACAAACACAAACTCCTACAACTGAACTATATTCAGCAGATGTACTTGCTAATGTTTTCGGAGATTTTGGAGACGCCCTAAGCCCAGCTGCAAGAACACTTGTAGATGAAACATTAAAAGAAGCAAGAAGAAGAGAAAGAGAAACAGGAAAATCTCTTAGAGATATTGCTATGGAGGACGCTGAGTTTGGAAGAAGGCTAACAGAAGCACAACAAGCTTTAATGGCTGAACAAATTAGAGTAAATTATGATCAATCTGTAGAAGGCGGAAAACTTAAACAAGAATATACTCAAAATATAACAAACTATTTTGATATAGATAAAACAGGAATTTGGCAACATGCTCAGGATTATGGAATTGATGCAGAACAACTCATAGAGTTTGATAGCAGATTTGAAATTCCGTTTATAAATCAAGATGTTAATGGTATAGGAGTTCCAAAGCCTATTGGTATGAGCATGGTAGACGGAAAATATCAAGTTTTGACAGATGAGGGAAAAAGAATAGCAAACGAAGTATCTATTCTTGGGAAAGGCTCTCAGTTGGCAGCTATGTTTTTTGGAGAGGATTTTCAAGTAACAAACGCTAACAAGTATTCACAGAATGCAACATATTTACGGAACCTAGGTAGAACTCCTGGAGATTCTCCGCTACTTCCTACAAGAGAAGTAACAGTAGATGGTTTATTTACAGAAGGTATTTTAGATCCTGATAACCAAAAGGATAGGAATATGTATAACTTTCTTAAAGACCTACCCTCTCTCACAGTAAATAACGATGTTAGTGCGTATGAGGCTATGGCAGATAATTTTGATGAAGGTGTTTCAAATAAAACTCTTAAAACTCAAAAACGAGATATTTTTGAGGGAACCCCTAATCCCCTGTACTCTTTATCTTTAGGTATAGCGCCTAGTGATGAAAGATTTTACAATGCTGGGCTTTACTTTGATGCTTTACTAGAACAAACAAAAATAACAGGTCTAAAAGCTACTGACTATACTGAAAAACTAGCTGACTATATGAGATCCGGCAATGTAGCATCAGGAGAAACTCTTGTAACAGCAAATGCACAATATCAAAAAACACTAGATGAAACAGAGGGAGTACAACTTGCTAAGGATTTATATGAAGCATCTACAGATAAAGATGCAGTATTCTTTTCACAGTATGACGTCTATAGACTTGATGATACAGATGCAGAAGCAACCCCTTTTAGTAGATATAAGCAAAGTAAAATTGCTCCAGGTGATGACATTTTAAAGGAAGCACTAGACGATAAAGGAAGATCACAAGTACGAATAAATGGATATTCTATTCCTAGCAGTGACAAACTAAGAGGCGGCATAAAAGCTACTATAGGCACTACCCCTATATTAGTAATTCCTAAAAACTCTGGACAGCCAGATAAATACACAGACTGGTTAAACAAAGGTCAAACTAGCTTAACAGGACCGAAAGTATATCCACAGGTTTTTTCCGGTCCTTTTGCAGGCATAAGCGGGAGAGATGTGCTAGCTTACTCTGACTTTCATAATGTTATAGTAGAAACAGGAGTAATAGGATTTGGCTCGCCTAATAAGGGTGGATTTGACTCTAGACTTGCTAAAACCATAGCAGCGTCCCCTAATCTAGATAGCTCAGGAAAAAAACTAATTGATGGCAGAAATAATACTGCTCTTGAAAATGCAATACCTGTATCAGACCTGGACGATAGTGATCTTATATCTATACTTAACGAAGGAACAGCTGTAGGACAATCTGCTACTATATCTTTAAATTTAGGTTATGGGTATAGAAAAGAGGACGAGTCTATTTTTTCTTGGGACGATTACTTCGAAGGGTTTGATCAAAATAACTTTATTAGTTTAAGAGAGGCTGATGCTATTGCCCAGTCCCAACAAATTACTGATGATGTAGAAATAGGAAAAATAGCTGAGCTTATGAGTAAGGTTCAGACAAATCTAAAAACTAAACAAGGAGAAGACGGAAACTCATACTCTGTAATTAAAGGTAAAGACTTTATAGATATGTATGAAGAGGTTGTAGGTAAGGAACCTGATTTTAGTCAACAAGTTAGATTTACAGATGCTAATGATGCCATATTGATGTACGGTCTAAAGGTAGATCAATATAGGGGACCAGAGTCGGGAAATTAACGGCGGAGACTGAAGAGACAACAGAATCCGCTGAGCCTACACCAGTCTCAGAGCCAGAACCAGAGCCTACTATACCAGAGGTGCCGGCTGTAGAAGAAGTAGTTATACCTGTAGAAGAAGCTATAGAAACAGCTGAAGAAGTAGTACAAGCAGTTCAAGAAGATTCAAACCCTGCAACTAATGAAGAAGTAGCAGCAGAAGTATTAGAAACTACTCCAGAGCTGCTTACTAATCCTATATCAGCTAGCCTTGACTTCTTAGGCATTACAGAAACAGATCCTACTCAGTATGATACAATAGCAAGCTTTTATCAGTCAGCCATTTCAGATACTACTCTCTTAGCAAAGACTAAGAAAAAACTTGCAACTGAAGTTGCCTGGTGCGCTGCTTTTGCTAACTATATTCTTAATGATGTAGGTATAGAAACTAAGCAAATGCTTGAAGATTATGATACTAAATATGCAAGAGTAAGGGCTAAAAACTTTATAGATTTAGGAACTCCTGTATATAACTCTTCTAAGAATACTAAAAAAGATTTGCAGTCTGCTAAGATTGGGAGCCTTGTAGTTAAAAAAGGAGAAGAGGGGTACCACGTAGGATTCTTTGCAGGTATCAATCCAGATAACGAGGATGAAGTTCTTATACTAGGCGGTAACCAAAACGATGAAGTAAATGTTACAACCTATCCTCTCAAGCAAATTGTAACTATAAACAGCTTAGAAAATGTTCAAGAAGCAGACTCTAAGGTAGTTGAAAAAATCAGTAAAGATATTAAAGAAAGCGGCGCTACTAGATAAATCTTATCTTTGCATAATATAATTTTCCCATGGCTAAGAAAAAAAAGACTCCTCCACCAATAACTTCTTTAGATAATAGCAGAGGGTACTCTGGCAGATTACATGCAGGAACCTTTTCAGGAGCTACTAGAGATGCTACAAGTCTTTTTGGAAATGCTGTATTTGCTGAAACTCTTAAGGGCCTTCAAGAAAATGCCGAGTCTAGATCTAATGACTATAAGATCCTTAGACAACAGGCTGCTAATGAACAAGGTGGATTTGAAAAGTTTGGAACTGCTTTAGTATCAGGAGTATCAAAAGGCCTTGTTAATGGTGTAAATGGAATTGTTTCTCTTGTACCCTACCCAGATGATGTATCTGCAGAAGGACTGCAAAACTGGAACTGGGATATTATGTCAGATGATTTTTCTGACAGATCTATGTTGTCTAATTATTTAGATGAAGGCTCTAAGGCTATAGGACTACAAATGCCTATATATGACGAAAATCCCTATAACTTCTATGCAGGTATGGACGCAGGTCTTACAAGTATTGGAGAGTTTGCTATTCCCGGTAAAATTATTAGTAAGGGAGTAGGTCTTGCTGCTAAAACAGTAGGAAGAGCACTTAGGGGAGTTGGTAGAGGTGTAAGAGGAGCTACTTCGTTAGGCAGAATGTCTACTAGATCTAGACTTGCAAAGTTTGGAGCTAGGACAGATGACTTTCTAACTAGGATGTCTATGAGTCCTAAAAATCAAGCTTTTCTACAAACCGGTGCTTCTGGTTTTGCTATGAATAGATTTGAGGGTACTGTTATGGGCCACCAGGTTTATGAAGAAACAATGCAAGAGCTAGCACCTGCAGTAGCAGCTGGCCAGCTTACAGAAGAAGAAGCTCAAAGCTATGCCAACCAAGCAGCATTATCTGTAAGAAATAAGAATGCTGGAATGATGATGACCGACATGTTTGCTATGTATGGCATCTTTAAGGCTAAAGGTATGACTAGGAATCTTCTTACTAAACCTGGTTTTACTTCTGCTGTTAAAAATAATCTTCTTAGTGCAAAAGCTTGGAATCCTCTTAAGAAAGCTGCAGCTACTAATCCTTTTTATCAAGCACTAGTAGAAGGTGGAGAAGAGATTATTCAAAGTAATATTCAAAAGCAATCTCAATATGATGCTTTAAAAGGAGCTGAAGCTTTAGCAGCATCTAGAGTAGGTAAAGAAGAAGAACTTGTATATGTTCCTGACTCAGACTCTTACTACGAAAGATTAAAAGATAATCTATTTAGTAAGGATGCTGCTTTTGAAGGCGCTATTGGGTTCTTTTCCGGTCCTATACAAAGTGTTGCCCTTGAGCAAGGTATGGGCATAAAGCCTCTACTAGATAATCGTAAGTATAAAAATTACACTAAGGAAATTAATGCTCTGCAACAGAGTATTAAACCTGGAGGATCTGTAACAGGATTAGCAAAAAAATTAAAAGTCCAGGAGCAGATTGAAGACCTTAAACTAAAGCGAGCACAAGAAACATCTAAAGGAGCATACGAAGAGCAGCAAAGAGTTATAGGCGAAGTTAAAGCTGATGTTAAAAATGCTCTGAAAGAAACTGTAAACATGGAGGACCTTATAGAAGAGGTTCAGGAAAAAGGAGTTGAAGGGGTAGAAGAGTTGCTAGAAGGAACTGCATTTGTAAATACTGCAGTAAAACATTTTCAGAATGGTACTACAGAAAATCTAGAACGTATGTTAAAAGACCTTGCAGAAGGCAAGGGAGACCCAGCTACGTTTGGAGAAAACACTCAGCAGAAAGCAGCTGATCTTTTAACTGAAATGTTAGAAATGGAGAAGCAATGGCTGCGTTACCATGACTTTGAAAACAAAGCATCTATTTTTGCAGCAATTCAGAATGAAAAAGAGATTGATAAAGCTATTAATCGTACACAGTCTCAGAAAGAAAATGCTCAAGCTAAAATTCTTACTCAGCTAAACGAGTATGCGCCTAGTAATAACTATGGTTTTGATGAGAATGGTAACCTTACTATTACCCCAAAGTCTGAAGAAGAGAAAAAGTTAGACGATGACCTACCCGGTCAACAAACATCTTTGTTTCCAACAAACGATGAAGTCCGTGCATTTTATGAAAGAATGCCAGAAAAAAAGGAACTGGATGAGGTTAACCAAACTCAAAACACTTTTAGAGAGGTTAAAGGCGAAGTATCAAAGTTCCTCAATAATATTGCTTCAGGCAAAGGACAGAGAGCTGCTAAGAAGCTTAGAAAGCAAAGAGAAAAAGCTGCAAGAAGAGCTGCAAAAAGAATTATGGCTACTAATAAGGTTGAGGCTGGAGAAAAAACTAAAGCCAAAACTAATTCTGAAAAGTCTGCTATATCTAACGCTCAAGCTAAGGTAAATTCTGACTCTAAGATTGTAGTAAAAAAAGTAAAGCCTAAGGCTCCTACAGCCCCACCGCCGCCTACTTCTGCTGAAAAGAAGTCAAAAGAAGAAAAAGAAATAGAAAAAGGGAAAGCTGCAGAAACAAACAGGAGAACTACTGCTAAAAATGGCGAACCTCTAAAATCAGTTTTTGCAAAGGCAATAGCAAAAGCTGCAGCAAAGTCTAAAGAAAAAGAGCCTGTAAATGATGATAGTGCTTCCGAGGGGGAAAATTTTACAAAGTCTACAGAAAATAAATCTTCTCATATTCAAGGTAGAACAGACGGTGTTACTAATGATTCTGAAAATGCTTTCTGGACTCTTTCTGATCCTAGTCTTACAGCTGAAGGAGATGTAATAACTTTTCAGGTAGAGGACCAAAATATTGGGGCTGCAAATGACCCGACTAGCCCTACAAGAGGTCTTAAAGTAATTGATGTAAAAGGTCGTAAAAAAGAAATAGCAAAGCACGAAAACTCTACGTACGGATCTAATATTTCTGAGGACCAAGCTGCAGATGATGCCGAGGCTATTGCTATTTATAATGAAAGAGGCGACAGAATAGGGTATGTGGGATCTCCATTAGCTATTTCTTCTAAAAGAAGAAATATGACTACGGAAGAGATGCTAGAGGAAAAAGAAAACCTTCGTACAATAAGAGCTCAGATCCTATCTAAAACTCGTAATGGAGAAGCTGCAAAAGGTAAGATTAACTCTATAACCAAACAGTATACTAACTTCAAAGAGGAAGGGTCTCCAGACTCAAGATCCATAGACGTATTTGGAACAGATGTTATTATTGGTGTTGCTACTGCAGAGGGAGTTACATTTGAGGGAGGCTCTAATAACCTTACTCAAGCTGCAGGCTCAAAAATAGAAGCTAAAATGGAGGACTCTGAAAGACTAGACGACCTTACACCAGGTCTTCCTTATGCTTTTGTCCCTGTTAGAAAAGATAACAAAGGAGCCATCTACTATGAGGCATTCCCCCTATTACCTCAGGATCTAAATGCAGGTTTTATTAATACAGTTATCTATGCCCTAAAGTCTTGGGCAGGCGGTATCGATGCTAATATTGATAAACAAAATAGAGACGAGGCTTCAGCAACATTAGGGCTTAATCTTAAAAAGAATACTAAACTTCGCAGCTTGTCTATGCTGTTAGAAAGATTCTTTTTACCACGTACAGAACATCCTTACGTAGCAGATGATGAGACTAGAACTTATATCTATTTAAACCAATCTAATTCAGAAAATGAAGTAATTGAGCTTGTTGAAAATGTTGGAGGACAGCAGTTCGTAAGAGGGACAATTAGAAGAGGGGAACAGTTAACTGAGGATACTATTGCTACCTTAGAACAGTTTCTTGCCAATGAGCAGGTACAGATTGACCTAAGAAATATTGATGGAATACCTTACATCATTACAGACCGTGATGGTAATGTAAAAGAGTCAATCGAGTTGGCCGACTTTAAAACCCACGTTCTAAAGAATACTACTACAGGTCTTAATCCTGTGGAGTCTGTACTTAACGCTACAGGCCGTACTATTTTTTATAAATCTCCTAAAGTTACCTTTTCTGTAGAGAGTGATAGATCTTTAGATACCTCAGCACCTGAAAATGAACAGGAAGAAGAAAAGCCGCCATGGGATACTTCTAAAGAAAGTGACCTAACTATAGAGCAAATATCTAAACTACCATTTGTAGAAAGAATACCAGCCCTTATTAAAGCAGGTATAATTGCATCTGATGTAACATATAACGTAGGTAAAAGATTTCCTATAATAGTAAATATTGGAGGAGTAAAAGTAGGATTCTACAGAAGCTCTGAAGGAACAGGAGGTAAGAAAAAAGGTGCTTGGACACCTATGTTTGGATACGGCGAGGATGGAGGTAATCCTTGGTTAATTAAAGGAAATATTGCTACACAAGTAAATGTTAACTATGGCAGCAGTGCTATACAAGAGTATGCGGATATACTTAACAAAACTCTTAATTGGGACCTTAGTATAGATAAAGGACAAGTAAAAGATCACCCTTTTTATAAAGAACTTAGACTAGTTGAGAGCACGCAAGCATTTAACAAGGAGTTATATGGGGTGGAAAATCTAGGTATTATTAATGGTGAAACAGATGTTAGCGGTTTTATTAATTCTAAAGTACAAGAGATTAACGCCGCTACAGGTAAACCTTCATACGATGAGGCCGATCAAGTAGATCCTGATATCCTAAGCGACCTAGAAACAGACGATGATTTGCCATCTTCATCCGAAGACTCTTTTATCCGAGGTATTGAAAAAGAGGAATATACGGAAGAAGAGAGGAATGAATTAGAAGACATTATTTCAAGGTATGTTAAAGATCCAGAGGACGGTTATGATGCAGTAATATACTTTACCCAAGGGACTACACCCCCTGGACGCGGAATAGAGGACTTTTTATCTGTTGAAGCTAATCTTAATAGAGACCCCCTCTATAAAAAATGGCAGGAAAAACATACTGAACGTATAAAAAAAGAATCAACTAGGGATACAGCTCCAGATGTTGACGATTTAGTAGGAGACGCTGTACCACCTGAAGTAAAAGAAGAGCACAATAAACGACATATTAAAGGCCTTACTCCTACTCAAAACTTTGAGATAGTAGGGCACTTGGCTAATACTATGTTCAGAAAGCTAGTAGAGCTTACTACTGATCAAAGAGTTAAGAAAGTATCTAGAAATAAACTATATCAAGAAGCGCTAGAAGAAACTATGGCTTCTTTTGATAAATATATTGCAAGACTAGAAAAAAACTTAGCCAGAAAGCAAGCTCAAGAAAACGAGGCTTTAAAGAATAAGATGGAGGCTAGAATAGCAGGTCTTAAAAAGTACAAGCAGGCTGTAGAAAACGAAGCTGCAAAGACTAAAGAGCTTGCTACTCAGAAGCTTAATCAGTTTGAGGGTGTTAAGGGCCAAAGGTCTGAAGAGGATTTAGAAAATATAGAAGAGACTGCACACGAAAGAAGAAACTTTAGCGAGGACTTTTTCTTGACTGTAGACAGTAAGAAGAGCACATCTAAAGCTCTAAGAAAGTTCCTAAGCAGCATACCTTTAATCAAGACTAAGACTCAGACTATTAAGAAGGGCGATGATAACATTACTGTGTCTAGTAAAGCTATGCCTGCCCGTACTACATTTGGTGCTCCAAAGTATGCAGACTTTGATTCTGTGTATAATAAACTACACTCTCTTGAAGTAGGATCAGATGCTAATTTATCTAACCAACTTACTAAGCTAGCACAGCTGTACGTAGACTATCCAGGTATGAAGCAGGAGCTCAACTGGCTACCAGGTCTAATAGTAAGTCTAGGAATAGATAACTTGCAAGGCACTAAGAAAAATAATAGAGGAGAAGAAAAAACCCTAGCAGATGTATTTTTGGAAGAAGCTTTAGGGCCAGACGATGCTGACCTTAGTAATCTAGTTAAGCTTATGGCTTCTACTGACTTTGGAGTTCCGGCAGGAGAAAAAATCCAAAGACAGTTTGCTATTAATATGTCTAAGGCTAAGGTAAAGGCTCCACTAGTTCTTTATCGTGCTGTACAAAAAGGAGGCAAAATTAAGTTTGAGGTAAACCTTACAGACCATAATAATACTGATAACTCTAAGCAGATCATAAATGAAATGCAGGAAGGCTTCCTAAATAAGCTGTATACATATAATCCTGAAACAGAAGAGTACGAGCCAGATGAGACTGCTTTCGAGAGAGCTATTCAGCTTTTAGAAAGCTACAAGAAGACTCCTCCAACCCAGAAAAATAGTGATAACTACAAGGACCTTAGAAAGCAACTACAAGAGGTCCTAGGTATATCCATCTCTACTCAAACTTTCCATACTCTTGCTACAAAAGGATATAGACTTGGAAGGCGTAAAGTTCTTCTTAATAGAAAAAATAAGAACGTATTTAGTATTGACGGGGCTCCATTTAGAGTGTTATTAGACGCTCTTAAGAGTTCTAAAGGCAAGCCATTCAACCCTGAGGTAAATGTCTTTACAGATAATGCTATTAAGAATCTAGCACAGATGGAATCTCTATCTCAGACAGCTACTCTTAGTAATGCTTTCCGTGTAGGCGATAAGACTATCTATACATATACAGAGCATAACTATGCTACCTCTCAGATTCAGACTATTCTAACTGATCCAAAGTATAGAGAGCAGCTACAGAACACTGTCTTTGCAGGTGAAAGTCTTTGGCTACACATGATGTCTCCTATGGGAGGACAAGTCCTAGAGATAGACGGAGATGTTGATGCTGGTTCTAGTATTGAACTAGGTATTCTAAACTTCCGCCCTGTCAAAGAAAGAAAGGAATCTAACCTAACTACTGATGACCTAGATGGTCAGAATATGGACGATAACCTCTTTACAAGGTTGGCTCTATTTACTGCAAATGCTAGTGCTAGTAGAAAGTCTATTGTAAAAAAGGACGAAAACAACAAAAATATTTACTCTTTTAAAAGCCGTAAAAGCACTACTGTACCTCTTGCTTACTCTGATAAACATTCAGTACTAACAGTAACAACAGCAATGCCTGTCTTTACTATTGGTAAGGGGGACGGGGTTACCTCGGATACCATTAATATTTTTTACGAACATGTATTGATGGCAGAGATCTCTCGTATTCAAAATATGTTTGATATCGATGGAACTAACGATGCTGCATATGATGCCGGTAAGTCTGCTTTCCACCTAATGCCTGAGATGAATACTACTACGGTAAAAGATAGAGGTGGAGAAACAGACACTGTTGCAAACTATGCTGCTAGAGGAGCTTTTGATCCAACATCTGTTAATTATGATGAAAAGGTTGTAGGAGCAACAAAGAGAGCACTGGGAGATCAACTTAATGTTCTTATTAATGAGCAGATAGAAGACTTTGCAAAAGCAGGTATTAACCAAGTAGCAGGAAAGAGTGAGGCTACTTTTGTATCTAGCGAGTACATCAAGATGCTAAAAGCCCAGCATAAAAATGCAGGAGTAAAATTAGAAGGAAATAAGATTACTAAAGCTGTAGCTGCTGATTATGTGCTTAATCATATGCTGTCTACTGCAAACATGTTCCAAATGTTTGTAAAAGATCCAGCACTGTATACTAAAACAGATGGTGAAGGAAATGTAGACGCTGCTTCTACCTTAGAAAATATTCAGAAAAGACTTGCTGCAGTCATTGCACCAGGTACTGCTACTGCTATAGAAGAAGGTAATGATGCATATGTACAACTCTTTGCTAATGATGTTAAGTATTCTGAGTTCTTAGGAGAAGGAATTAAGGAGTACTTCAAAGGCATTAAGAATAAAAAGCACAGAGAGTCTTACAAGGGCGCTGAGATTACCGATGGTCAGGAGTTAATTACCTACCAGGAGTATCTAGGCACAATGGTTAGCCAAGGTCAGATTACAAAAGCAGAAAGAGCTCAGATAGAAGCTGTCGTAAAAGATCCAAATAAAAAGATTCCAGAGTGGATGATGGACGTTCTTTTTGGTGCAGAAAAACCAGTTGCTGTAGCTGATAAGTTCGTCACACTTAAAGATGGTCAGAGAATAGAAAAACGTGTCTATGTTAAAAGCTCGGGTCTACCTTTAATTCCTAAATTTACTAAAGGTACAGAGCTAGAAAATCTTAGAAAAGCTTTAGAACAAATACAAGAAAAAAGCGGTCTTCCGGTTAGACTTGCATTTAGTTCAGCAGTAAAAGTAGGATTGCCTGAAACTGCTAAAAACACTAATATCCAATATACAGAAAAGGATATAGAATCTCTAAAAGAGGAACTACCTGAAGGACTATCTGCTGAAAGAAGGAATGAAGAAGAAGAAAAACTAGATGCTTTACTAGGTACTATTAAGCCTGTTAAGGAACTAGTGTCTATGTTTAATGGAGACCTTACAGAAAAAGAACTTAATAGTGATGAGGCTTTCTTAGAAGATGAATCTCTTCGACCTCCTAGGCAGATTCTACAACGTAAGTATTGGAGAATCCAGCAAGCTACTCCTAACAAGAATAAAGACATAGCTACTAGAGGTACTCAGGAGTCTAAGATTATTCTGTCTGAAGTAAAAGAAGCTTTTGGAGAAGAAGCAGGTACTAAGCTTATTGAAGATTGGAACAGCCTACATAGTAAACTATTTGGTCTTCGTATTCACGAACTAGAAAGAGAGATTCTAAACCCAGACGGGTCTATAGACAGAAAGGCCTTAGCTGAGTTCCTAGACAGAGATGCTAATGAAGGAGGAGTTAGTGTCAATACTAGATATGGATTAGAGGTAGATCAAAACGGAAAGTTCGTTATACCTCTGGATCTATCCGCTGGTACATTAGAATATCAAACTCTTATTAATGCTATAGCTAATAAGAGGATTGCTCAGAAGAAAGTAAAAGGACAGTCTACTGTATTAATGACTGAGTTTGGCTTCTCTATTAGAGAGGGCCAAGATCTATCAGACAGTGGTATTGTTTGGACTCAAGGGTTTGATTTTCAACATGGTAAGCTTAAGCCTGCTAGAGTAGAAAACGGAGTTGTTAAGCCTGCTCAGGTTATCGTGCCTAACAAGTTCTTTGTAAACGGTAAGAGGGTAAATCTTAAAAAGTACATTATCAAAGGTGAGCAAGGCCAGATGATTCTGGATACTAATCGTATGCCTGCTGAAATACTAAAAGGGTTTGGATTCCGTATTCCTACTCAAGGGTATAACTCTATGGCAGGTATTGAGATCGTAGGTTTCTTGCCAGAATCTATGGGAGACGTTGTCGTAGCCCCAGGTTCATTTGTAAACCAAATGGGATCTGACTTTGATATTGATAAAATGTTTAACTACTTCTATAAGCTAGAAAGAAGTACAATATCTCGAAGAGCGGTTACGGATGCAACTATTGCAATTAGTGACGAAATAGCGGCAATAGAGTCTGGTAAGTCTAGCCTAGAAGACTTTAAGAAAAGAGGAGATAGTGAAGAAAATTACCAAGCTTATTTAGAAGATATTAATGATCAGATAAAGTCTTTAGAAGAAGAGCTACAAAATCTGAAAAGTAAGAGTACTACTTTTGTAAAAGTAACAGCGGATGATTTAAAAGATAAACCTTTTAATGAGCTTACTGAAAAGGAGATTGCTAGACTAGAAGATGCCTTGCTTAATGAAGGTCTCGACATGAGACTAAAGATTATGGGCAAGAATGAAATCTACCAGACTATGTCTGCGCCTCTTGACTTTGGTCTATTAAAGTATAAAGACGAAGAAGGAAACGATACAGGTCTTAAGTTCTACTTTAAGGATAAGAGGATGTCTACTAGAGCATCTAGCCGTAACCCTCTTGCACCTGGATATCATACACAGAAGTATCAAGATGCTAGGGGAGCAGGAGCAGGAGTTGGTGTATTTGCTAGAGGTATTACCTTCCAGTCAATGGCTCAATCAGGTGTAGATGTAATTCCAGGAGCTGACTTTAAGCTTGGTAGATTTAAGTCAAATAACATTACTGACTCAAAAACTGTTACTAATAATAAACGCTCTAAGATAGAAGTCCTTACAGCATTCTTATCTGCCTCTCTTGATAATGAAAAAGAGCAGATCATGAACTACCTAAATATTAATGATGATACTTTTAGTACAGCTACAGCTATGATTCACTCTGGCTTTGAGGAGGATCTTGTTTTGGCATTCTTGGAAAGTCCTGTTTTAAGACTACTAGCAGAAAATAAAAGATCAAGAACTAAAAAAACTCAGATAGCCTCATTTTCAATATTTAATAGGCTGGTATTAGACTTAGTGCCAAAAGATTATAAAAACCTGACCGAAAAAGAAAAGGAAGAAGAAAGAGAAAAAATAATAGACGAGGCACGTAAAGAGCTAGCAGGCTCTTCTTTTGAAACTAAAGAAGAAACTTTTAACAGGTTAATCCAAAACTCTGATGTTACTTTAAAATATACTCCTCCTAAGATAGGAGTAAGTAGTGCTAAAATACAGTTCTTAAATGAGGAAGGGAAGCCTTTAGAAAAAGATGAATTAAAAAGAGCAAAACTTTTAGCTATTGGGTCGCTAGATTTAACAGGACAATTCAAAGATATATCAACGGATATACTTGCAGCACAAAGACTACTAAATGTAGATTCAGGAGGACTTGGTAAAAATGCTTATGAAGCGTATTCAAAACTAGAAGACTATATAGGCTTAGCAGATTTACAATTTGGAATATCGTTTCCTCACCCTATTTTTAAAGCTCTTATAGGAGAGCACAGGACTCTGGTTTATCCTGCAAAGATGGAAGGACAAGAAGAAGTAAATGCTGAAGAACTTGCAGAATATTTAACAAACGAAACTGAGCTAATAAATCAAGGCTTCATTAGGATAGCAAAAGCTCCAGGTAATACAGACGTATACTTTTTAAAACCAGTTTCAACTCCAGCTACTATTTTTGCAGAGTCTATGGGGCTTACATCTCGTATATACGAGGATACAATGCCTGTATTAGTTGACTATGTTTTAAATAATGTAGACCTATCCTATCCAGCAATTCCTAAAAGTCTTCGAAATCAGTTTCGTGCAGACAAAAAGGCTAAGATTGTACATGATACTCTTAGATCCATTCTATTCTCTTCTACCGAAAACTGGATATCTGGTCAGTTTGAAGAGGCTACGGGACTAAGTACTCAGCCAACACAGCAAACTAGTGATACAATAAATATATATGCAGGAACAAATGAGAATGCTGAGTTAAGTAATTTTGCTAACAGACCTGTAATGGATCCGTTAGGGGCTGAGTTCAAAAATGTAGAAGCAGCATTTCAATATGCTAAAACAAATTTTGCAGACGGAGACAATGAGTCTATCAAAATGAAACTCCAAAATGCTACTGGTGCACAAGCTAAGGCATTAGGTAGAAAGATTAAAGGTTTAGATGTAAAAGCTTGGGATGAAAACTCTGCAGCTATAATGAAGGGCCTCATAAAGGACTCTTTTGAGCAAAATCCTAAAGCTCTTGAAAAGCTATTAGCTACAGGTAATGCTACATTAACTCATACACAAGATAAGACTAAGTACCGCGAATTGTTTCCTAAACTATTAATGGAAGTAAGACAGGAGTTAGGCGGTTCTCAATCAACAGCCTCAAGCCTGGTGCAGATTCGTAGAGCACTTATGTATGGAGATAACACTCTAGCACTGCGGGTTAAGGAAGCTATTAAAGATCGTAGACTTTCTAAGAACCCATTCCTAAAGTCTCTAGTTCTATCTACTAAAGCAGGCGAACGTCATAAGGTGACCTTTGCAAACTTTACTCCTGATGGTATGATGGATGAGGACAAAGCAGATGCATTTGCTCAACTCTTTCTTATGCCTGACCAGAGTCCAATAGAGGGATTAAAACTAACTCCCGCACAGCTAGGAGCTCTTCTTGTAACTTACTCTATGGTAACAGGAGGTAACCAAAAGGCTCTGGAGTTTGTTAGGTTTGTTCCTAACTCTTATCTAGTAGGAACAGGTTTCTATAAAGCTATCAATGATAAGCTTACTGAAACTTTATCAACTCGTTCTGGAAAAACAAATCTTAGTATGTCTATTATGTCGCAGCTTGTTCAACACAATCCTACGTTAACTTATAGAAAGAAAAGAACTCAAACAATTAAGAAAATAGAAGGGTCAGATAACTTTACTATTTCTGGTTTAAAAGTAGAAGGATCAAAAAGTTTAGGCACCTTAAGAGCTGTTGATAAAAGCCAAAGGGTACCAGAAACCGTTCCCTTTTTACATACTATTTCTAAAAAAGGAAACATTTCCTTGTATTACTTTGATGAAGATCTTAACACTCCTGGTAATAAAGCTATATATACTAAAATTGATGTTTTAGGAGATGGAGGAGACTTAAACGAGTTTTCTGCAGGTCTAATTAATGCCCAGTCACAAAATGCATTTGGTATTTCTGTTGTACCGTCTAATAAAAAGGCATACGTAGAGGAGTCTCTTCAGCAAGAGGAAACTTCTGAGCCAGATGCTAAAGGAAAAATAGACTTAGAATCTCTTATACAGAAAGTAGTAAATAAAACAGTAGAAAAAGTAATCAAAGTAAATACAGAGCCTGGAGTTAAGGTATCAAGAAAACTAGAGTTAAATTCAAATGGAGAAAGTGATCCTATAAAAACTATAGAAGCAGTCGCTACAGGCTCTGACAGTCCTATGTTTAGACAACTTGCTGCGGCATTCTTAACTAGAAAAGACGATCTTAAAAATATAACGTTTAAAACCAAAGCTCTTAAAGATGGTAAAGATGCTGGAGGATCTTATACTTATGATAGCAAAACTATAGAGCTAAGCTACTCTAACGACAAGTTATATAATGAATATGCTATCCTTCATGAGTTTGGACATGCTTTGACTAAAGATGCTATAGTAGCATTTGAAAAGGGGGGTACCTACCCTAATGCTAAGGTTAAGCAGGCAATGAAAAATATTGCCGAAGTTCAGAATCTATATGTTCAATACCTAGAAGCACTAAATCCTGTAGAGCTTGAGGCTTTCAAGAAAAAGTATGATGAGTATAGGAGAAGAAAGGGACTAAGCGGTAAAGATAGAGCTAAACTACCTCCTCTAGACTTTAGTAATAAAAAAGAACTAGGTAAGTACTACGGAGGTCTTAAGCTATCGGAGTTTGTTACTATGGTACTATCTGATGAGGTATTGCAAGCAGAGCTTGATAAAGTAATGCCTACGTTAGAAGGAGCAGCTGCTGCATCTGAAAAGAGTTTGTTTAGAGAACTACTAGATGCTATTAAAGAAATTCTTGAAGGTCTTACAGGAGTTAGCCTGTCTAAGTATACTGTCGAGCAAGCAATGACTATTGTCACTCAAGGTATGGATACAAAAGTTCAAGGTAATCCTGGGTCTACTGCATCTACAGATACTACTAATGATAGTGCTAAAGAATTTGCTAAAAAGTTTGCGCCTAAGATAAATCTTAAAATAAAGGGAGATAAGAATAAAGATTTATTACCAGGAAGTGAAGCCTCTAATGTGTTTGACTCTAATCCTAAACTAGCCAATCAAGTATATGGAGCTTTAGGACTTACTGTTGTGAACGAGTCTTCTACTAACATAGCTTCTACAATTTATGAGTTGATCCCAGATATTACAGAAAGCAAAATTGATGAAATATATAATAACTATGTTTCACTAATAGGAAAAGCCAGAAAGGATAAAGAAATATCTAAAGATGCTTTCAAAAAATTATTGAGAAAGTACCAAGTCTTTAACTACAAGGATACCTACATATTTGGGCAGTATGATATGGACAATGGGCTATTTGTAACTAGAATAAACTCATCTCCTACTTCTAAAGAGCTACTAGCTGAAGCTTTACCTACATTAGTAAAGCAAGGGATTGATTTTGCATCGTTTGTGCCTAAGGATGTAGCTCAGAAATATAAGAGAAGTGGGTACTCTCTAAGTAAAGAAGGTTTTGCCTATAACTTTAAGGGGGAAGATATGGTTAAATACCTAGCTGTTTCTAATCCAAACATATCTCTAAAAGTCTTTGGTAAAACTTTAGAAGAAATCTCTGCTAAAGAAATAAAAGACTTTAGCAAGGATCAGACACTAAGCTATAAACCAGTGGAGATAAAAGGAGAGCTAATAGAAAAGGCAGGTAATGATTTATCTAAGATACTAGAAACATACCTTAATCAATTTGGTATAGTAGTAAAGGATGTAAGTACTATAAAAAATGCTCTAAATATTGATGAATTAGGATTTGCTGATATCTTGTCTAAAGTTGCTTATGTAGAAAACAACAAGGATCTTCCTCCTATTGCAGGAGAGTTTATTGCCTACATGATGCAGTATAACCCTCTAGTATCTGAGATAATAAAAGAGCTATCACAAACAGAAAACTATAAAAAATTAGACAAGTCAGAGTATTTTAAAATTGTAGGAGGATTAATCTCTGATGATCTACAAAATAAACTAGATGAAAATTATTCTCAGTCTTTACTACAAAAGTTAAAGCAGTTAATACAAGAGTTTTTCAGCCTACTAAGAGGTACTCGTATAGATTTAATAAACAAGAATGTAGGTATCATTTCTAACAATATTCTACAACAAAATAAAAAGCTAATTACAGCTTCTTTGTATAAGCCTGGAGCTTATGGAAAGCCTACTAAACAAGTTAGTTTAAAAGAGGCAATGGCTTCTGATAAATTTGGTTCTTCTATCATCAACAAGTTAGCTAAGGAAGGCTTTATATTAACAGGTTCTACCTCTCTAGGAGAACAAGGTACTATACAAAGACCAGATGAAAATCTACTGCATGATATTGACTGGGTAAGTCCTTTTAATAGAGAAAAGACTGCTGAAAAGTTTTTAAAACAGTATCCAGATGCTATAAAAATTAGAGACATACAAGGAGATAGTTTTGTTACAGATACTTGGATTATATCCCCTGAAGGATATAGTATAAAAAATCTAAACAAACAATCTGATTACAATATAATTACTTCTTACGATGTTGTTGATAACAAAGGAAATATTGCAGGTACATACAGACTAGAAAAAAAGGCTAAACAAAAAAGAAAAGAAGAAGTTGTATCAGGAGTTGAAGCTAAAGTTATAGACTTCTTCTCTTATGATGACTTCAATCAATTAACGCCTTTTGTAAAAGATAATGTGGAGCTTGCTAATTGGAAAGAAATTTTTAAAGCCAAGCTGCAGTTTGGAAGATATAAAGATATTTGGGACTTCAATAGATTTATACCTAATGAAAATCTTTCTGAAATAACTCCACAACAAAAGCAAATAGCTCAACAAAGATATTCTGACTATGTAGCTCAGACTGGGAAACAAGATATAGAAGGGTTTAAAGACTTTGTCAGAGAACCAGCCCAGCAAAGAGATAGTTTACCAACTTCAAATACTGTAGATTTGGGGGTAGATATAGTAGATTTCTTAAAACAACTAAGCCCAGAAGAGCGTAAGTTCTATAACAAGCTATTCCAAGAAGGACAGTTCACAGTAAAATGTAGAAAATAATGAGTAAGAAATGCAGCATAGACCATAAGAAGCCAACACTAGCCCGACTAATGCACAAGTTTGGGGATGTAAGAGGCTTTTCTATCTATTATAAAGAAAGTGCTAAGAATGGCCAACTAGACGATTGGATAGAAAATAAGTACTTGAAGGAGTATAATGATGCTACAGTAAACTCAAGAAATAAATATAAGACCCACCCAGAATCTGCTAGGGGGTATAGCGCACAAACAGAAGCCATAGAAGAAGCTCTTGGCCTAGCTAGCTGGACTGCTAAAGGAGGTTTAAATAAACGCTCTTACGATGAGTCTAACTCTGATCGTAAGATTAATGACTCTCTGCTAAAGGCTAGACAATACTTAGTAGAAGAAGGATTACAAGATCAATATGAAGCTGTAAAAGGTTTAGCCAAAACTAGAGGAAAGCTACAGGTAAGGATTAGGCCTAGACAAGATTCCGACTTCTTAGTAGAAAACGCTAATGTACCTTTTGTAGATGAGCTAAGACGCCGTGCTCAAGCCCTTACTAGAGAAAATCAGAATCTTACTAATAAAAGAAAATCTGAAGGCATTACTGAAGCTGAAGAACGAAAGATTATTGCTAGACAACAAGTCCTAAATAACGAGCTAGAACAAATTGATCAAGAGATTTATAATTTTCATAAAAGCTTCAACATCAATAATTTGATGAAACAACTAGATGAAGATCATGCTTTTATGGAGGACTTTTTATCTCAGGAAGAGTTTGAATCTGATGAGTTTTATGAGAAGGTACGTCAGGCTGTAGATAAGTTAGAGGTCTGGGAAGCTGCATCTCAAGCTCCTATCCAGGGGGTACACCCATTTCTTGATGAAGCAGAAGTAAAAAATGAGAATGCAGTAAAAGAAGTTACTAGTAAATCAAGAGACTTCTATTTAAGATATGCTGACGCTATTGCTGAGAGAAGAAACACTGCTATTGTAGAATTTACTCGAGAGCATACTATTAGCGATAACATGAGTGATCAAGAAATCTTGTCTATTGTTGAAGATATGACGGGTTTAAGAGCTGGTGTTTTAAACCTTGGACAGGCTGAACAGCCTTTACTACAAGGTGTATTTGCTGCTGTTACAAAGGCTAACCTAAAGTTTCAGCAACAAGCAGACACAGATTTACAAAGATTGTCTGAGCTGGCTAAGAATATATCTCAAGATACCCTTGACGCTATGTATCAAAAAGATGCTCAAGGTAGACATACTGGTAGACTAGTAAACCCATACTCTCTAGAATACTATAATGAAAGACAGGGTGTAATCTCTGCAGTAGCAGATGCTAGGGCTGAGTTAGACTCTCTACCTGAGGATACTCCTGATGTTGTCTTTAACACAGTAAAGAAAAAACTACAAAACGCTTTTAAAAAGCAGGCTGCTTGGTATAAAAAGAATCAAATGAGTCTTAGTCCTGTAGGTATTATTGCAGATGAAGATACCACGGATGGTACTCTACCTGCTGAATATCTAGACGATAGAGCTGTAGATGATGATAGTGAAACCAAGATAAGAGAACAACTAGTAGAAAGAGTAGGAGAAAGACAGACTAATAATATTATCAAGAATATAAAGAAGAGGACTATACAGTTCCAAGCTGCGAGAGATGCTTACTATCTTGACCTGCTAGGTTCTCGTTCCCCCGAACAAGGACTTGATGAATATAGCAAACAACTATTCGAGTTTTGGCTTGAGCAAAATTCTCCATATAAAATACTAGAGCCGGGAAGAAAGCTAACCTCCTTCAAGGATATAGACGGATTCACTCAGAAATCATATGCTAAGTATAAGTATGTATCTGCCATACCTAATCCAAATGAAGAAAGATTCTACGACCAGAACTACCAGGCTGTACTAGCTGATCCAAATGCTGCAGAACTATATGATATGTTCCGTACGTTTATGGCAGAAGGTAGAGATATGCTAGGAGATGTTGACGGATTTTTAACAGGTCTGTCTATTCCGCTTCTTGAAGAATCTCTACGTAAGCAGATGTTCCAAGAACAAGGCCTGATGGCAGCAAGAAGTTTTCTAACAGACTCAATTATAAAAAGTCTACGAGAAGCATCTAGCTCTAGCAACCAAAACCAAAGAATCAATCCTGCTACAAACAGGGAGACTAAGGTTATTAATGTATCTAATCTTTCTCAAAATATTATCTCTAAACAAGTAAAGGTTAGACAAGAGGAACTAATTGATGAGTATAAGCAGAATAATCCAGGTAAGCCTATTACACTGGAGCTAAAAAGAGAACTCAAAAAAGACGCACTCGATGATGTATACCGTAAATCTGCTACCAACATTATTGGAGCAATGGCATACTATAGAGTAAACTCTCTAATGGCAGGTAATCGCCGTGTACTAGAGCCTCACATGGCTATCATTAAGAACTTTGTAGCTGAGCAGATGGTAGAGGAAAAGACTCTGGGTATAGTAGATAAGGTAAAACAAGTTACAGGTAAGCCTACAACTAAAGAAAAACAACAGGCTAACAATATGATAAAGGCGCTTGACCATTATCTAGATGAGAGCTTGTATGGAATTTCTACAAAGAAAAAAGGCGCTACTCTAGGTAAAGTACTTACCTCAGAAGAAAAGCAGAGAGCAGAGTCTATAAAAACTAGACTTGAAGAAATTAATGAGCAGTTAGATAAGCTAAAGAAAAAACTAGCTACAGGAGAATATTTAACTGGAGAAGAGGAAGCTCTGTATGATAGACTAGAAGAGCGTAAGAATTTTCTAGAAAAAGAGTTTGAAAATATAGGAGGGGAGATATCAGCAACGAAAGCTGCAGACGGCTTGTTAAGATTAACACAAGCACTTGGTATTGGTTTTTCCGTGCCGTCAGCCGTTGCTAACACTGGGTTCGGATATATAGCCAATATGATTGAAGCAGGTAGGGGAAGAGATTACAATGTTCGTAACCTACAAAGATCGTATGCAATGACTATGGGCTCTGTATCTACATCACCTGAAACATATTCAGGGGATAGAGTAGCTACAAAGAATACAATTACTGAACTTTCTAAAAAGTACGCCATTGGTACTCCACCTGTAGAGCAGAGACCACAAACCAACTATAGAAAGTTTGGTAAGAAAAATATCTTTGGAAGAGTTAAGTCTGGTAAGAGTCTGGAAGAAAGAGCTTACGTAATGATGGAGAAGACTGAGTACATAAACCAAGCTACTCAGATGGCAGCCATAATGCTTTCTACTAAAGTCATTATGAAAGATGGTACTGAAACTAATCTTCTAGAAGTCTACAATAACTCAGACCTATCTATAGATGATGTTACTCAGTATAAAATTTATGGTGGAGATAACTTTAGAGACTTTGAGGAATTACAGTTTATTGTCTACGTCAAGAATGTAATCCACAGAACTCATGGTGACTATGAGAATAAAATCATGTTCAAGAATAATCTACTGGGTAGGGCTCTATCCCAGTATAGAACTTGGATGTATAGAACTGTAGCTGATAGATTTGATATTGAACGCTATGATGGTATTGGAGGTTACACAACTAAAGGCCGCTATCGCTCAGCTGTACCAATGGGAGTAATGCCATTCTTTAATGCGCTTATTCCTCCGGTAATCTTTGCTCGTACTAAAGATCAGAAAAAGAAAAAAGAGGTGTCTATGAAAAATAAGGCAGGTACTACTTTAAGAAATACCCTGTCTACTACTAAGACATTTGCTTCATCTTTCCTTAGAAACCCTTTCAAGTTCAATAAGATCATGAAGGAAAAGCTACAGGATGAGTATGAAAAAGTAGATGCAGAAAACATTGCCGCAGCATACACTGAATGGATAGCATATCTTACAATTTCTCTAATGAGTAAGTTATTAATACTCTGGGCTAACTCTGCACTAGACGATGAGGATGAACTTACTGCACAGAAAGGAGCAGTAATCTTTGCACTAAATATGCTAAAGAGATTTGAAAACGACCTTGGGTTCTATGTAAACCCACTAGAAGCTAGCCGTCTTGTAGATAATCCTATACCTGCGTATTACTTGCAGGAAAAAGGAACTAGACTATTTGATTCTATTGGAAGAATCTTTGATGACAGACCAATGGAAATTCAGTCTGGTATTTATGAAGGTTGGAACTGGATAGGAAGAGATGCTTTAAAAGTTATTCCAGGCGCAATCGGAGTAGATAAAATTTACCGTAACATAACTGCAGATCTAGCAACAGGTAAGAAGGTTGAAGATGACTACAGCGTATTTTCTAGAGGAGACATCTACGACAAGGCATTAGGTATAGATAAAAAAGAGGACTAAAATAAGTCCTCTTCCTCGTCTCTCTTAATCAACAGTCTGGGCCTAGTAGACTTTGCATCAGCTGCGTCAGTCATACGTTGACTCATATCATCAGTATCTATCTGAGTATTCTTAACGGGCTTACCGTTAAAGATGTATCCTTTCTTTAAATGCTTCATATTTAATAGTTTGGGGTATAAAACTCTCCAGAGGTATCTCTTAGCATTACGTCAATCTCTGTTCTATTGTACACTGTCTTAGAGCTAAACTCTGCAGGTACAGTTTCAAAACACATGAGTATATTCTTATCAACTCTACCATCAGTGCTTATTGCAGCAAGTCCTTTTACTCTTTCTATAGCATCAACAGAATGAAACTCTGATTCTGTTAGTATAATATAATTATCCATTATTCAGGTACATCAGTTGTGAATGTAGGAGAGTTTACACCAGTACCGTCACTAGTTCCAGTAGTATCTGTAAAGTCATCCTCAAATCTATAATAAAGTTCTAGGTTAGTAGCAGAGAAGTTGGACCCACCTAGAGTCAAATCAGTAGGAACTCCGCTATTATAAATCTCACTAATACCACTTGCGGAAAGAGCTTCTCTAAAGAAAGCAAATTCATCCATTTCTCCACCGTAAAAAGCAGTTGGAGATGTGTTAGTTGTATCCATATATCCTATATTAAACTGTCCACTAGCACCAAAATCAGCACCATCTTGTTCAGATCCCGTTATTCCGCCATTACCAAGAACAGTTTGAGTAGCTATTGCTGAACCATTTACATAAATATCAACTGTACCAGCATCACTATCTCCAACTCTTGTCCAAACAAATGCTATATGTGTCCAACTACTAGCGGGTCCGTCAGCAAATATTGTAGAAGTTGAGGCTTCAGTATGGGTATCGCCACCAATAGCAAACTGAAAAGTTAATTTGCCAGTATTACCTGTAGTTATGGATATGAGAAAAATCGGTGAAAAAGATGGTAAACTACCAAGAAAGGTACTAGTCGCTGTAGGTATACCATCGGCAGGTTTAACCCACATGCTAAAAGTAAAAGACCCTCTTACAGCGGCATCTACACCATAACCTGTGTCTATCCCTTGGTTAGTTCCATTAAAGGTGACCGACTTAGTGTTTGTAAATCTCTCTATAAGTTTTTCGAGAGTTAATAGTTTGCCTAATCCTAACATTGTTATCTACGATCTTGAGCACTTGTTCCATAATAGTAAGCAAAGATGTTACCGATAACAACTCCTTCGATCATACCCATAAGGTGAACAAATAGGTCATTATCAGTAACGCCTTCTACATATACCACAGCATAAATTAGAAATACAAAAGATGCTAGGCCTATAAGACCTGTAATAAACATCATCCAGTCTTGCTTGCCTGCTTTCTTAACTTCTACCTCTCTCATACGGGCAGAGTCTCTATCAGCTACTTCTAGCTCATACATCTCTTTTACCATAGATTGGGCAGCAGCTCTGTCTTCAGAACTCAGGTCAGGAGTCTTGTCAATAATCTTTTTGACTATTCCAAGTGCACCTGCCTCTGGCAAAAAGTCTCCAACAGTATCTAAAATATCTGGAGCTTTGTCTTTTAGCCACTTACCTAGCTTTGTATCTTTAAATTTCTTCTTAGCCATAGACTACAAAGTTACCATAAAATGCGGTATTCTCCACCATTTGACTTCTCTAATATAGAATTAGCTTGGTCAAAGTTTGGACATTTCCAATCTATTTTCTTATAGCTAGCATATGCTGGATGCACAAACTCAAGAACATTGCAGTTCTTTATCAAAGGCTTGTACGCTTTAGCATGTCCACCCCATAGCATAAAGATGCAATCAGGTCTGTGCTCAGCTATAGTCTTCAACACACCTTCAGTAAACTTCTTCCAATACTTTGTATGAGAACCAGCTCGTCCTCTCTCTACAGTCAGAGCTGTATTAAGCATAAGCACTCCTTGCTCAGCCCAAGACTTCATAGACAGATCAAGCACAAAGTGAGAATGGCCAATAGCACCACTATGATGATAGTCCTCTATCTTTTTTAAAGATGGACTTACTTTTACATTACTAGGACTCCAGGTATTAGCAAACGCTAGACCTGTAGCAGAACCATCGTGGTACGGGTCCTGACCTAGTATTACTACTCTTAGATCTTCCCAAGGGGTTTCTCTAAAAGCACGGAAAATATTCTTCTTACTTGGGTAGATAGTTTTCTGGGCCGACTCGCTCTTAATCTTATTAACAAGCTTATCAGCATACTCAGAAGAAAGAAGGTCAGCTAAAGCAGCTGACCATCCATCTCCGAGTTGTTTATTCCAAAACTCAGTTTTCATTCATTAAACATTTTATTAGGAGATAAAGAAGTAGCCTTGCTCTTAGCCCGTAAATAATCCTTCAAGTCTGGAGTTATTATATCATATCTGGGATTCCAGATAGACCATAACTCCTGCTCTTTAGATAGGCTAATACCAAGATTTTTTTCTTTTAACTCTCTTAGTTTATCACTCTTTTTAAATACATGGTGTAGTACTCTGTTATCTTCCATAACTCCAAACTTAAAACAAGATCCTTTGGAGATAAGATCAAACGAAGAGTATTTACCCTGCTTAAAAGCTTCATAAGCATTCTTATATTTTTCATTAATACTAAAGACTTTAACACCAAAGAAAGTATCTACTATGTCGTAGCTGTTTACAAAGTTGTCTCTGTCTTCTAAGTACTTTTCAAATACATTAAAATGATTATCCTGCTTGTTACTATGTATAATAAATAGATGATCCTTCTTATACTTCATTACGTCTTCGTCGTACATATAAGCATTGATAAGTCTATTCTTAAACACTTCGGCAGGTATTTCTAACATTGGAAGAAGAAATACACTACAAGTATTTATATTACTATATTTCGAACTCATGGGTTTCTCCTGCTTCTATATAATCCATACTATGATCCCACTTATCATGTGTTGTATGATAAGCAAGAAGGTCAAAAGCATCGCTTACACCTTTGTAAGTTCTACCATTAACCTCAAAAGAATCGAAATTAGTTGGAATCGTATAAACTTCAGGAGAAAAGAATGTGTTTGAATCGAGAACAAGAAGCTGAGGGTCTAGTACAGTATAACCAGGTAAGCACTCTTCCATCAAAGCTATCGTGTAGAAAGCTAGCTGAAAGTCATAACGATACCTAAGTATTGAACTCTTGAAGCCTAGAAACTGGCTAGTAGTTTTAATATCGACTACCCGCATTGTCTTAGCCTCATGATCAATATGTACAATATCTATCTCACCCTTACAGTTAAACCCTTTATAAAGAAAGGTAACAACATGTTTGAACTTATTATCCTTAGACAGATACTTAACCATACTAGGGTTTGATTCAACCATGATTGCAAGAGACTGAGCTTTATCATAGTCTTCCTGAGAGATAATAATTCTATCTCCAGTAGACGCAATAAAGTCTAGATAGTCAGAGCCCAATGCCTTAAGTTTATTGTAGGCAGTCTCTGCTTTCCACTTAGTCTGGTAGCCTGCTTCCATACGTATCTCATCTACAAGTGTAGCTTCAATACTATCAAAGTCAGCAACTCCTCTAGCGGCATACAGTGCTTCAACAACCTCCTTGACTTTATCTGTAGGCATATCAACATCGCAGATAATATACTTATCATCTATTTCTTCAGGACTCATTAACAAGACATCCTCTACAAACTGACCAAAAGTAAAATAGGACTTCTCCTCTCTTTCTTCTTGATGCATATACAACTTCGGATGTATAAGTATCTTCTTTAGGCGGGATTGATTAACCGCGTCTATCTTTCTATAATCACTCATCAGTGTTGTATTTTATTTCATAAACTAATTTTCTCTGCTCAAAATTCTTAACATAGTGAACAGAGTACGCCGTACTATTGAGATACTCTACAGTATCATCAGGCAGTACACCTGCCTTGACTAGACCGTCGTTCAAAGACTTTAACCATATGAACGCAAGGTTGTCAAGGTCCCAGTTGGGCTTATACCTATCATGGGGAGGTTTCCAAGTAATGTTTCCTTTAACCATTCTAACAGATCCATAATTAATTGGGACATAGATTCGCAGATGCGTACCCACAGGAGCCGGAACTTCCAGCCCTGTAGGTATATGTGCATCTACAAAATCATGAATCTGTCGAATAGTCTTCTCTCGAACGAAATGATTAATGCCCGCATAAATCTTGTTGTAACCAAGCTTCATGCTTTTAGTCTTAGAAATCTTTACGTGAGAAGGAAACTTAGGAAGAACGATTTTAGTTTTCTTCCGAGCCATACAGACTATAAACTCTACCATCGGTGCGTCCCATCAACTCCTCCGGATCAATCTCAATAATATTATTGAAGATAGATTGAATACTAGATTCGGTAATCTCGGTAGGAATTAGGTATTCATCGGAACATTCAGTAGTGTTTATATTCTTTAACATTGCCGCAATCTCGCTAGCAGTGATAGTCTGATAATCATGTTCGAAAGTTCTGGTTGGTACACCAATGATCTTTCCTTGATCGTCATACTTAGCTACACCAACAGCCATGTATTCTTTGACACGCATTTTACCACGGTCAGCATAAGGAATAGCACGAACATTCATTGGGTTAACAAGACAGATCAAACCAGAATTACCAAAGTAGTTCTTAGTCAACCAGTTCTCACCAGCTACATGTAGACCTCTAGAACACTCATTACGAGGGTTGCTATCGATCTGAGACTCAGGTAAACTTACAGGCTTACCAAACTCAATATGAGTACGACGAGAGTAATGGTCAGTGTATACAACCTTTTGACCACTGTTCTCAAAGACATCTACAAGCTCAGCAACGTTACCAATAAAGGAACCGCCGTCTGTACCGCCTTCAGAGTATCCTGTATCCTCATCATGAACCTCGAACTTACCATCGTAATTACGAGAGATATTCATGTTGCTGATATCAAGACCCATACCTTTCCATACAGGTAGAGATGCATAGATAAAGTCATGAAGGTTGATGTCACTTACCATAGCATCTTTCTTGTCAGCGTTACGATAAACAACCAAGTAACCTTTATCGGTTAGCTTGATACCATGCTTATCGCAGAACTCGAACAAACGATCTCTGGTATCTGGATTAGGGTTAAGACAAGCAAGGCTCCAGAACTTCATCAAAGCAGAAGTATCTTTCTCATTACCCTTACGAGCCATAAACTCTCGTACTACAGTTTCAGGCATTGCTATATCTATACCTCTAGCATAGACACGATTGCCTTTGACTTCTAGATACTCATGACCATTCTGACGAATGTCTGTCATAAGTTCTACAATGTCTCGTTCTTCTTCGACCTTAGCATGTGCTTCAAGAGCCTGAGAGATTTGAGACTCAGCAGAGTAGCTGAATATTTCAGCTACTTCTACCAAGTTTAGATCCTCAGAGTCCTGTAATTTGCTAAGAGCAGATTCAGTTTCTTCACCATTGGTGAAAGTCTTTTGGAAGGTAGTCCCTTCCACGACGGCAATCAAAGTATTGCCACTTCTAAAATACTGCATAGTATTACAGATTATTGATTAATAAATAAGATTTAATTTTACGATACTTAAGAGCCACAGGGCGATTTGGAAACATCCTACATGCAATGATTACTTTAGCATCAGTATTATGTGCTCCTAGTCTATTACATGTATTCTCCAAAATAACATGATCCTTGTACCAAGACCTAAGAGCTGGAAACTTATCCATCTTCAGTTCCTTACCTTGAAGTTCAAAGATCTTAAGTAAGTGATCTATGAACTCTTTCGGCAACCTCCTCATATAGTCTCTAGAATATTTAGCATGTTGATGATACGGAATCTCACTAGGCTTCCTGAAGACAGAATGGATATTCCACAGATCCACTAATTTACCAAATTTACTGAAGAAAACAAAGGATTCAAGTATCTCATTTTCAGATAAATACCAGTTATTTAGGCTGATGATATTCTCATTCTGTTCCTCCAAGATCTCCATGACCTCAGCATCTTTTTTAGCTACCGAGATGAGCTTTATTCCAGCCCTAGCATGAAAGTTTTGGAGCATCCTATAGGTACACTTAAGAGCAAGATCGTCACTTCTAGTAGACCATATTACAAGATGCTTAGACTTGAGCTCATCTATCTTACTCTTTTCAAGGTCAGCAGTAACATGTATGTTTTCAAGCTGGCCCCAGCTAGTAGTCTCAGTCTCACGATAGTTCTTGTATCTGATCTCACCAGATCCTACAACTACACGAGAAATACTAGCCTTAGCCTTCTTCTCAAAGTCATCAGGTACTTCGATCTCAGAATACTTGTAGTCAAAGAACAACTCAAAGTTCTCCTCTGCCCACTTCTGATGCCACTGTATCTGTTGTCTCCAAGTTGCCTTAGGAACAGCTTTGAGTTGTAACATATACTTGTAGTCAGCAAGCTTTAACTGATCACGGTTGTCTACAAATAAATCTGCATAGGGTGATATAAACTGAGAGATCCATCTGTTCTTTCTAGGATCAGAGGGCTCATCCATAAGGATTCTCTTCGTATGTTGATGACGACTTGTAGTAGTAGTCTTACGATACCTGTCAGCCACATTGTACCAGTTGCAAGATATGTTCCTACCATTCTGAAGCCTTCTAAGATTGGACACAACTCTAGCAAACATGGAGCCTATAACAGTAGAACTATAATACTCTTTCTTCAAACACTTACTACTCAGATAAGGGTTAGGCCCATAAGTAATTCCAGAAATATCTACCTGATTTGCTAAGAACTCGGGTAACACCAAAGAGTAAGAGTCGCTAAACCTTACTTGAACATTACCAGTCTTAGCATCGATATACGCTTGTAGATCATCTATCTCCTTAGTCTTAGGAGTAGCCAGGTCTATGAGCTCTTTCTCTGCTGCAGCAATCTTATTTCTAATCTTACTAACAGCATCATCAGTGTAACGAATATCTTCACGAGTAAAGATTACAGGTAGATCCCCAATCTCAAATATAAGTGCTATAGGTATGTCTATCTCAGTCTTACCTATCGCTTCCCAGTTAATAGGATAAGCTACATTGCCGATAACAAGATGCATAGCCTTCAAAGTACAGCTAGGCTTTACTTGAAAGTTTCTGCCCTTGTATACAACAAAGTCTTCGTTTAGTGAGTCAAGCTTACCGCCATAGTGCACATTGTCGAAGTAAGTCAGCTGTTGTTCAGTCTTACGAACAAACTTATCCTGCTCATCCCAGTTGTCTTTCAGGTAGATTTTAATCTGAGTACCATTACGCTTGTCTGTAGGATAGAAATCCATAAGAGCAAGGGTAGGAGCATCAGTAGTTTTGTGCAACATGTATCTGTACTCTGTTCCATCGAACCTAGTACGGATGTGCACAACATCAGTATAACCAAGACCAGACTTAGAGCCCATACCAAAGGCACCGATCTGATCATTAGTTTCTTCTTTAGTAGAAGTCAAATACTTCATGAAGATATTCTTGCACCTATCTTCCGATAGACCTACACCGAAATCTTCACAAGCCCAGTACCAACCAGACTGATCTTCTTCTAAAGTAACATAAACAGGAGTGTTGACCCCAGCTTCTATGTGAGAGTCGAAGCAGTTGCTTACATACTCTCTAATCAAAGAGGCAATAGGATCTCTGTACGGAGACTGTAGCAAGTCCCACATCTTGTGGAGTTTATCTTGCGCTAGTTCCGCTTTAATAGATGTCATCTGCATGTTCGTCTTTACGTCCACTGCAGCTGACGAGGATTGTAGTTTCATATCAGTAACTTTTGTAAAACACTATTAGCATTATACTTACCGTGTGTTTTAATCAGATCACTGAAATCCTTAGACTTGTAGTTGTCAGGTATTTCAATCTGAGTTAGATTAAACTCAGACGCTATCTTTTTACCTAAAGTTCTACCAGGGTTATTAGGATTATCAAAGTCATTGTCGTATAGGACATAGACTTTATCAAACCTATCTTTTAATTGTTGAACGACATGTTGCTTAGGTTTCATAGCTTCGCCTTGTAGGGCTACAGCATTCATACCTGCAACATTTACGATACTCATTGTATCTTTTCTAGATGATGTGATGATCAAATGATCACCTGTCTCAGGGAGCTGAGACCAACCCTCCCATACGGATTGGTTGTTATTACTTATCCATTTTCGTTCTTCACTAAAAGGCTGATAAATCTTGAAGGTCAAGACTTTGTCTTTGAGTTCACGGTAAACATACGAACAATGGTCCGCCTTAACAGGATGACCATTGAAAAACATAAAATCAATAGGAGAAACCAAATATCTTTCAAGCGTTGGTTTATTAATTCCGAATTGCGTCCAAAAATCTTTATCACGAGGCTTCCATTTACGAGTTCTTATTCCAATCTCTACCTGCTTTTTTTCTGGAACAGGTACTCTTTTGATGGAAGTTGCAATCTTTTTGAAATCAGCGCCTTGTCTGATTCCAAAATCTCTAGCTATCACTTGTAAAGCTCCGGTAAAATCGGTCCCCATAGACTGAGCTACAAGGGACCAAATGTTACCATACTCGCCACTAGCAAAGTCTCTCCAATAAAGAAACCCTGTCCTCATCGTTACGCCGAACGACGGGACAGAGTCTTCTCTAAGTGGTGATTTATTTGCTACATCTAGCTGAAGTTTTGGAAAATAGTATTTAAGAATGTCATACTCTCCAACATGTCGGAGAATATCTTCTTTATATACTATAGGATCATACAGACTACTGTTTAGATCAAATTCCATTGAGACAAAAAAAGAGCCTAAGATAAGGCTCTATTTTGATTAATCCCAATCGTCGTCATCTGATGTAGTAGACGTAGCTACAGCACCAGATGTCTCTTCAGCAGCAGGGCGTTGGAAGTTTTCGATGTTACTATTACGTAGTCTAGTATCATCTTTAAGAACGCTCATTGGCTCGATGAACGGCACAAAGTTACGAACACTTAGGTAGCGCTTCTCGTAACCATTAGTACCGTAGTTAGTCATTACACGAACTGGCATTGCTAGTCCAGTGTCTTTGACCATCTTCATAACTCCGTCAAGGATAGCTTTCGGATTACCTGAAGGAAGCTGAGCATCATCACCACAGAAACAGTGGGCAATATGCTTAAGCTTTTTCAAGAAACGAATAATATTCTCGTCAGAGTCATCCTCTTTTGGATACCAGAAGGCCATGTTTACTTCTGCTCCGGCTGAATCAGCAAAGAAGATCTTGTAATCAGGAGCATTAGGATTCTCTTTATCGTCCTGCTTTGTACGCTCTAGTCGAGCCTTACAGTTATCAACTACACCAGCAACTCCATTGTTAAAGATTGCTGAATTTGAACCTGCATCATAAGATGCGTCGTTAAGATTGAATGTCTTAGCCATTCTTGTTAAAATTTAAGGATTAATAATTATTAGATGTATAAGATACATCCGACTCATTAGTTTGAGTATCTCCGTTAGAAGAGTACAAAGCTTCTTGAGGGATGTCTAAAATAGAAAGCTGATCTTCATTAGCCTTTTCTTCCAAACTAACTTGGATAGCTTTAGGATCATTGCTTAGCATATCTCCAAAGATAAAGTTGCTATCAGCAGTTTCATCTAAGTTGTATGTCTTTACAAAGTAAGCCCATAGCTTGCTGTCTCTCATAGTCAGACCGCCATATTCTTTCTTAGACTTGACAGTGTAAGCCTGACCCTTAGGTAGTTCCATACCAGTAGTATTAACTACAACTGGAGAAGACTTAGTAAAGTCAAAAGCAATACTGCCTCCGTCTTCCAAACCAAGGGACTCACATGCTTCAGCATTAAGAACCATTACTTTGCTAGTACGAGGACCAGCATTCTTAAGTACTACAAGAGCTGGAGTACCTGTACAAAAATTAGTTGCAGCTGTTGATTTTCCCCGCTGCGAAGGGATTCCAAATGAAAACTCCATTATTTAATTTATTAGAGGTTATAGTATGTACGAATAGACTCATCAACTAGACCAAGGTCATTGGCGATAAAGTCGTCTTCGAATAATCCAATAGGACTTTTGCAGGTGTCTGCACCACTGTTAATAGTACGGAACCCAAACTTGATTCCTTGCCCAGCCATCTTAGAAGGCTCAGCATATAGAACAATAGAACTGAAAGACTCAGGGACAAACTTCTTAAGTTGTTGACCTTGAACAGCAATACGTTCTTGAGGGAAACCATCCTCATCAAAGGTAGTCTCTGGGTGAGCAAAGAGGTAGACAATGATATCATCTCTAAGCTTATCGTTTACAATGTTCAGTAGATCGTACTGAGCACCAGCAAACTCTGCCCACTTATCAAAACCAGAACGTTTGCGGAAACGAGTAGACATCACAGTGTCAGTCTGAAGACGAGACCAAGTATCGATAACAATACTCTTAACATTCTCCTTCTTATGACACGGCTTCAAGATGTTCTCGATAACCGCCAAGGTATCATTGGTTTTGTAATAGTTACCTTTATCCTCTCCATACATTTTTGTAAACCCAGGAGCAGGTAAAGGCTTTTGGTCCGTATTAACAATCACAGTAGACTTAGGGTCAAGACCCTTGATACCTACTTGATCAATAGGACAAATAGAAGTAGACTTGCCGGAGCCAGATCTACCTACAACGTACACTAGTGTAGCCATTATGTATTTATATTAAAATAGTTTAGAACTTTTTTCACAAGATCAGGTCTTGCTTTTAACTCGTCTGCAGTTGGTAGCTCTTTTAGTTTACCGACTGCGCCAATAAAGCCCATGGCTATATCGACATTGTCTATACCGTCTCGATTCTTAAGGACAGAGATACCTCTGTAGAAAGAACCGAAGGTATTCATATCATAGCCATTGTGATTAGCAAGCCTATGACGAATAGGATTGAACAAAGCAACAACAGTATCAGCATCTTGCGCTGGGTTACCACTGTCTTTGAAATCTGATAACTGAGGGTCAGGGTGCGAATTAGATTTTCTATCCATACCCTCGATAGATCTGTTGAACTGACTAACCACAACAGGAGAAAAGCCACATCTGTTACGGAACTTAATAAGCATCTCCGATAAATCGTCAATAGCTTTCTTCTTATTTCCTCCATGATCTTTGTTAGGTGTAATCAAACCTACGTGGTCTATCACTACTACAACGATAAGGTTAGGATCATGTTGAACAAAATCCCAGTGACCATTCTGTTGTTTAGTAACAGTACCAATCTCATTAGCTAGTTTAAGCAAGTCTTTGTAAACAAACAAAGGACTTACAGATCCATCCACAAACTCAACATGCTGAGTCAACATGTCAAAGTAATCTTGAGCTTCTCCTAGTAGTCTATCTTCTTCTGCAGATAGTCTATAGTTGCCTCGACCAAAGATTTTATTTACGCTAAGTAGATACTTACCTTCAGACTGTTCGAAAACTCTACGAGCCATTAGCTTAGCCATAAGAGGCATAGTCGCCATCTCTAGGTTGTAATACTTTACTCTAAGCTTCAGTGGTTGTTCGTTAGACAACATGTACTCAATAGGGTTAATCACATATGCATCTAGGACAGCAGAAGATTTACCAGTACCAGTACCTCCGCCCCATAGATCATAGCGACCTCTCTGAACATTGCAAATAACTTTAGTCAGACGATTGAACCCCATAGGCAGACCCTCATTCAGGCCTTGCTTACCTCGTTCAACCTCTTTCCAAAAGCGATCTTTAGTTTTCTGGATATCGCTCATGCTTTGACATCTGTAGTTCTTGATACTCTAGTTCTCGCTGCTGTCTTTCTGCAGCAACAATGTCAATAGCTTCATCATAAGACCTCTGCTCTTCATGCATTAGTCTCCATACTTCCTTCATCCATCCCATTATTCTTTTTGTTTACCGGTTAATAATAATTCATAGACTATGTCCAATACTTCTCCATCGGATATATCTATATCGCTTTCTGTCATCTCCGTAAGAAAAGCTTTAGCTAGTTCAGTCTTAGCGTTATTCTCTAACGCGTTGGCTATTCTTTCTAAAGCTGTTATCATACGAGGAACGTCACCCTCTATGAGCTTTCTGCCCATAAGAGTTTCGTGTAACTCTGCCATAATAATCTAGATTGTCTGCCTTCCAGCAGGGTTAAACTTCTCTTGTTTGTCTTCTAGCTCAGCTACCTCTTCACAGAATGTAGCAAGCCTAGAGTTTACAGAGTCTACATCTTTCTTACTTATTACATAGTCTGCTCTCTGCAGATATGTGTAGTTGTTACGACTCTCACTATTGATATACCTTTGGGCTGCCCCTAGTATCAAGTCTACACTAGCATAAGTAGGATATTCTTCTATAAACTTTTTCATCTTAAATACACAAGCTTTTCTAGAGCCCATTGCACCAGACTTTTTGTTCCTAAATAGTTTACGATAATCGTCTATCCAAGACTCAATGTCTTTTACATTGGACTTATCCTTAGTAGATAAGATAATCTTGCTGGGATCATCACTAGTATTCATGATGACCCCAGCCTCTACCATACGTGTTAGATCAATAGGGTAGTCAAACTCTTGTAGTTTATCATAAGCTTTCTCCTGTAGTAACTGCAGGTATACTTGCTCATTCGGACTCAACAGTTTCTTTTGCGGAAATTCTATTGCATATCTCATATAGCTCTTCTGTCTTCAAGTAAGTAACATTTTTATCGTCCTTCTGCCTCTGCTCTAACCAGCGTTTCTCTTGTGTTCCCTCGCTATATAGATTAACTATGATAGCATCCTTACCTTCCTTAGCACGAACAGTACGACCTGTCCGTTGTATATTGGTAAGCTTACTACTATAGCCAGCAGCCACAACAGCAAGAGAAAGATCTACAAAGTCAAAGCCCGCATCCAAAGCTTGGACGGAGGAAATAACACGAGTAGAAGAGTCCTGATCCATGAAGTTCTCAAGGATCTCTTTCTGCTTTTTCTTTCCTAACTTACTGTGAAATGTTACAGCTTCTTCTCCGATGGATTCAGTGATCTCATCGGCGAAACCGATTGATTGCGAGAAGATTATCCCGTATCTGTCGGGGCATAAAGATACAATATTTTTTACAATTTCTATCTTATTTGGGTTGTTGATACATAGCTTTTTTCTAGCATTCATATGCTTGTAATACAGAGCACTGAGCTGCCTTTGTTTACCGTCGCCGTGTATCCTCCAGGTGTTGGCTACAGTCATCGAGGGACCATGCTGACTAAGCTTCATAGCTATTCCTCTGAACTGTCTATCAGCCTTGCCATACTCAGCCATAAGATCAGCAGGCATTTCAACAGGTACATTGTAAATCTTGTATGGACTAATCCATCCATTCTTTACACACTCGTCGAACTTAACCTCATCAAACACAGGATACCTATCTAGTATCTCTTGATGCCTACCATCTGTTCTCTCGATAGTAGCACTAAGACCTAGAAAGTATTTGTGCTTTATGTCTAGTATAACATCTCTAGTATCCGTCGGAACAGTATGTACCTCATCACAAATGAGAAGGTCACATGCGTATTCTTCAGGTCTCATAGCTGCTGTATTGTTTACCACTACAGTAGTAAAATCTTTGATTCCAAACTTTTGTAGTTCTTCTGTCCACTGATCTTTCAATACTATAGTAGGTACAGTAACAGTAGCTGTATCTATTAGGCCTTTCTTCTTCAAGCCTTTGATTGCCATCATAGCTATTCGAGTCTTACCAAAACCTGTTACAGCCTGTAAGCACCCTTGATAACCTTGTACGGTCCAAGCATTTAAAGACTGCTTTTGTCTTTCATCTCTAGTCATTCTAATAGATTTAGGTAATGTTCGTATTTATTTTTGTAGGCAGGGTATACATCTATTCTACCCTCTATCTTTTGTACAGCATAGACAATAGTAGAATGATCTACAGAAGCAAAGTATGTAGCTATCTTCTTGAAGGTCATACCTGTAAGTTTTCTTAACAAAAACATACACCAGTGTCTAGGTGCAACAAGATGTCCTTTTCTAGATATACTAAGTACATCATCTACTCTTTCCTTATAGTCTCTACAGACAATAGTTATTATTCTACAGCCTTCATCGTCGGTAGGATTGAGCAAAAAAGCGGGAGGCAAAACCTCCCGTGCTTTTATATCATAAACTACTTCTAATCTATCTGGCTTAGCCATACCTACAAAGAAGTATGGGTGTATTACTTTTGCCAATGATCTGATATTTCTGGATCAGCAATCATAGGAATCCGTCGCATAAATTTATTAGCGCCTTCTTCCATAAACTGCTTGACCTTTGGTTCAACAATAGTTACTAGTTCTTCAGGGCACTCGACAACTATCTCGTCATGGACTAGGTTAACAACCTTAACCACTCCGAAGTAATTATTGTCAAGTATCCATTTGAATAGCTTGATACCAGCATACTTAGTCTGAGAAGCAGCAGTACCTTGAATCACATAGTTCAAACCTTTACGCTCGATCATACCTTTTAGTTTAAAGTATTCTCTAACAGTAGGTTTGTAATGATTCTTGAACTCTGCAGTCTCAAATGATTTATGCTGACGATAATCATCCCAGAAACCTGGTTCGTTTATAGTCGTATCTAGTTCCTGGTAGTCATCGAAGAAGTCGATGAATGACTTACGGCCACTAACAGAATCAATAAGAACATACCCAAACTCTAGTGGTTTCTTCTTAGCCATCTCAAAATAACTCTTAAGTCCACTGAAGGCAGCGAAGTAATCCTCCTCTGCTTTCTTAGCTATATCAATAGGAATGTTCAGGTTTCTACTAACTGTTTCACCTGTCCCACCATAAGCTAGTGCAAAGTTGAAGCCCTTCATTACCTGCCTCTTATCCTTATGGAACTTCTTGATGTCCTCCAGTGTGACAGATGCTAGCTCCTTGTATACTACCTGGGCAGCATACGAATGAAGATCAGCCCCACCAGTTGTGTAGAACTTCACAAGGTTAGGTTCATTAGATATATCAGCAAGTATTCTAGACTCTTGAGACGCATAGTCACAAACAATCATCTTGTTACCTTTCTCTGCAGTAAAACAACTCCGATGTCTATCGTCACTAGGTATCTGCTGTAGATTAGGACTATTAGTACGTCTATCCCCGCAAGACATACGACCAGTATCTTTGATCTGTCTAAATGTAGTATGCACCCTACCAGTCTCAGAGTTTATTGACTTCAGGATACTTTCACCAAAGGCACTTACAAGCTTAGTAGCTTTACTGTAAGCACGATAGGTCTTCAGTATCTCGAACTTATCTATCTGAGATTCTAGTAGTCGTATATCTACACTGTGTTTGTTCTCCTTAGCATCATAGGTATCTATACCTACAGCCTTAAAGAGTTCCAACACTTGCTTATCAGACTTCCAGTTGATAGAGCACTTAAGTCCTTCAGAGAACAGATCTAGTTGGTTATCTACGAACTTGCTGTTAGGATAATGTTTCATCACCCAATCGCCTAGTTCCTTTTCTAACCTAGCTTGTTCACTGCTATCTTCCTCCATCTTCTTAGACCAGCTCTGTGAGTCAAGATAGATACCGAAGTACTCAATGTAAGCAAGAGCTACAACGAACTTATTCTCGAGAGCCATACATCTAGAAAGATCATTGTTATCAAGGGCTAGTTCCTGTGATTCTTTCAGACTGTGCAGATATTGCACGTCGGCTGCAGAATACTGGATAACTCTTGTCGAGTATCTTTCTTTATGTATTAGTCCTCGGATCTCTTTTTGTAGCTGTACTTTTAAGTATCTTCGCAGACATCCATCAAGACCACGGTAGCCAGCAGGCTTCTTCATACCAGTAGTCAGGACAGTCTCGGCTAGGAAAGTGTCAAAGACTTTGGTACATATGAAACCTTGTTTGAATAGAAACCGGAGATCGAACTTAGCATTATGCATAATAAGAGTTCGATTCTCCAGCACATTCTTAAGAGGGCTAATGTCTACTGTTGCAACATCAATCACATATTCATTAGTACCAGTGCCTATCTGTAAATAGATAAGCCCACAGGTATGAGGATCAAAGCCCTCAGTTTCTGTATCGACAGCGAGTACTCGGTAATCCGAGATATCATCTATCATAGCTGACAGAGACCTATGCTGAATAGTCGGGGGATAGGAACTAAAAAGCTCCATCTGATTTGTTACAAAGTAAGTCATAGTTATAAGTTTTGTGAGTCTTCTAACTCTTCATAAAGTTCTTCTTCCATTCGAGATATCACAATAGGTGATATAATCTCATAGATAGATTCTTCTTTATGAACTACGTCAATTATATCTACGTATCCATCTGACCCAGGATCAAGATGAGTTTGAGGTATAAACTTGTAAAAATCAAGCTCGATGTCTAACTCTATGCCGTCGTATGTATGTGTTATTTTCATAGTAGTTCAGCATTAGTTATGTAAACAGCTCTACCTGATCTCTCTAAACCTTCAGCATACTCTATTGCATCTTCCATCTTGTAGAAGCAGGTCGAGTATTGTACGTCATCAAATTTTGTGTATGTAACTATATGTACATAATTTTCTCTGGTGACGTTTCTCCACCAACGTGCAATCCATCTAAACATCAGTATCATCCTTGATGAATACTCCATCGACGGTTTTACCTGTACGATTCTTAATCTCATTCCAAGCTTGGTTTAAACATTCCTGAGGAGTCATACCCAACTGGTGAGCTAGGATAATAAGAGTAACAAAAGTATCTCCAATACCATCTTTGATCTCCTCTTCTTTATTTTTAGCAATAGCACCTGCAGTCTCACCAAGTTCTTCTACTACTTTTAGCATCTGATGAGGTGCATTAAACGAAAACAGAAGACGCTTGTCTTCTGCCCACTTGCGAACATTCTCGCACAGTTGATCCATATTTTCCATAACCTTACTCTTCTTTTAGTGTGTATAACATATGTCCTAGCCAATCATGAATCTGTTCTAGAGTCATTACAGGCTTACCACCTTCATCTAAGAAGGCTAGATACTCGTAGATCTCCCTGCACACCTGGTCTGGTGTACTAGGATACTTATCGACTTCATTTACTTCAGTCATAATCTTAATTTAATTGGTTGTTAAATAAATAAGTAACCTCATAATAGCAGCTATCGCTATTATAAAAGTTATTGCTTGAATAAGAACTATTCTATTCTCTTGAGGATTCATCTCTAGTTTAGTTTAAAAATTTAGGGGAGGCTACTAAAGTATAACCAGCGACTGTTTTAAATTAGTATATATTCCTCCCCTTATTCTAGTGTATCTTCTAATGCTTTACCAGCATTCGACAAATATAAGCTAAGCTCATCACTTCCAATAGTTACATCTAACATCTTATCTAGATCTTTCTGTAAGGTATTGATAGTATGTTTCAGCCTATGTTTAAACCTCGTATCATAAGATGCTTCATCTAACAGCTCTTGTAAGAGTGTAGATACTACGTATATTTTAACTTCAACGTTCATACTCTTAGTCCTATTTCTTTCATAAACTTTTTAATTTTTAAAGGCTTAACCCCTGAAAGTCTACGCATTTTATTTTCTCTACTAAGCTTTTTCCACGCACGAGTACTTCCAACTAACTTAATCAATGTACGATCAACCCTACTTTTCTTAACTCCAAAGTAGTCTGCTACTTCTTGCATAGTATATCCAGAAACATACATCCTAAAGTAGTTCTTAACCTCTTCAGGACTTCTAGGATCCTTTATTGCCCTAGCATGAGTTCTTATAGCCTTTACAGCTAAGTCTCTTTTTAATTTTTCAGGTAATTTTACCAGCTTTACTCTTTCCATAATATTTTAACTTCTAAGTTCGTTTTAGTAAATTTGTATTTATGCCGAAAAACTCATTAGCTGGTAAGCGAACAGGTAAGTCTAAGACAGCCAAGCACTATGCAAAGAATGCAAAGTCAAGAGCAAAGAAGAAGAAGTATGACAGTGAATATAACAAGTCAAAGTCAGCTACCAAGAAAAGAGTAGAGGCCAACAAAGCTAATAAGAAAGCTGGTACCTACGGCAATAAAGATAAAAAGGATGCGTCCCATACAAAGTCAGGACGTATTGTTCAAGAATCTAGATCCAAGAATAGAGCAAGAAATGGAGCGACCAAAGGCCGCCCCAAAACTGCTCGGAGAAAGAATACTAGGAAGTAATTACTTACCTACTATATCATCCAGATTCAAGGATTGTGGTACCTTACCAAACACAGCGTTAACTACATTTTGAGTAGGCGAGATAAACTTGTTCTCAGGCTGTCCTGCAACAAGATCAGTGTGACGATACACAGGCTCGTCTTCTCCTGTCTCAGCATTATAAGCCGTTACAATCTCACCAGTACCTGGATTAATCTTAGGCTGATGAGAGTTAGAGTAAGGATTCGCAGTAAAGTTCTCAGTCACCTGAATATTTACCTCCTGACCAAACATGTCATTAGCCAATATAGGCTGACCGTCTGTAACGAAGCTACCCTCCGTGCTGCCCAAGTGAGCTTGAGCTACATCAGAATTAAAACTAAAGATGGCAGTAACAGATTGCTTATTGCTACTACCTTGAGCAATAGCAAGCAAGCTATTATTTTCACCTTCTTTTTCTATCTGTTGCATAAACTGAACAGATACTTGATCTTTATCGCTGTTGTTATTATACCACCAACGACGAACGACTACTTTGCCTGAGTCCAAGGCATTTACGAACAATGGGTTCATAGTTATAAAAATTAAATAAATAAATAAAAAAAAATGAAGAGGAACTTAATCCTCTTCAAAATCATCATGATCTTCAAGACACGAAAGAACTTCAAGAGAGCTACCATGTTCAAGTAGTTCATCTTCAGGTATAGTCCTATACATTTGATAAGTACGCACTAGATCATCATACTTGTCCTTAGCTGCCAGATACTTTAGTTCATGATATCCCATATCATGCTTCAGTCTATCAGCTTCTTGCTTGAAGAGTTCTTTTAAAATCTCATGTGCTACTACCATAGGCTTAGAAATAAATTGTTATACTTTCGTTTGACTTATTGATTACAGCTGTAGTAGCCTTATCGAGTATAGCATCCATAAACCTACTATACTCTGACTTTGTAATTGTTTGAGTACGAGGTACTTCAACAACCTTAGTCTCAACAGGCTTAGTCAGCTGTCTGTATCGATCTATTACAGATCTCTCTGTACGTCCCATGCTTCTAGCAAATCTATAACGTTGCTTAGAAGTCATGTTATCTAGTCCAGACTCAGCTAATACTTTGAGGTCTGCGTTAGACCATCTTCTCTTAAAGGATTTTTTAGTTCCCATAATAAATAAAAATTAAATGTTAATTAAAAGATTAATCGTGGTCCCAGACCAAGTGATATTTTACACCGTTTAATAGGTGACTCCCATAGCTTGTACCTTCAGGCTTATCTCCACAATAGAATCTGAAGTTCCTAGCATTAGGATAGTTGTGGTCAAAAGACTTCATTGTCATAGGACAAGTCTGTGAATTTTTGACCTGGTTAAACATAGTGATCAGATAATCTTGATCACATTTCTCGAGGCTTGCGAATTTAAAGTTCTTACACATGCCTACAAATTTTCTCTCGAAGTATGTACCTTCCATAATAAGAAAACTATATAAAAAAAGTAACGTCCCCACTTGATGGCAGGGGACTTCTCCATAACTATTAAGCTGATGCCTTTTCTAAGAAAGGCTGTTCGACTTCCTGATCATATGGAATGCCTTCGATATCAAACAATACCTTTAGTACTGCTTGAAGTCTTATCCATTGTGATTTATGTATAGGCATATGCTCATCAAGTTCCGGCTCTATAGCACTCTCAAAAGCAAACTCAATGCGAGCAAGTTCTTTAACAGAGTAACCTGTTGCTGCTACTGCACATAACCCCATATTATATAAATCCAGCTCATACTGTAATTCCTCACAATCCGTCGGTTTATCATAAAAGGTTTGATGAGGACCACCTATATCATCTCGCAAGTCAGTGCAAAATATATACCTCCAATCACTAGGTGCATTTGGATAACTTGAAGCTTCTACAAGATTCCCAACTGCACAAGCATCACAGTTCCCTGCTTTTAGTGTTTCTGTAAGGTATGCTCTTTGCAATACCTCAATACTTTTCTTTAGCCTACTATTCATAATGTAATAATATAAAATACGAGGACACTTAGTGGTAGTCCTCCTCACCATTAGTTTAATCTTCAACTACACCAATAGTAATAAAGAACATAGGAGATTCCTCCCCATATTTTTCTTTTTCAGATGCAATTTTATTTACAGCTCCCTCCATTGTTTTATGGTAAGAGAGTATAGCAGAATCATCATCATAATGATACTGACTATGGGCAATGTATAGTTCCATATCTTTTATGTTTTAGTGTTAATTAAATCGTGCTAGATATCTATACATCCAGTCAATTCCAGCATCTCTACCCTCATGGTCTTGCACAGCCCATATAATATCCTGTGCATCCTCAAGAGGTATAGTATACTCAATAGCCTCAAACATTAATTCTTCCATATCTTAAGTTTTTGTATTGCTTCCATAATAAGAGTTACTTGTTCTGCACTACAACGATGCGCTGAATGACCGTATATCTCGAAAGTTGTAGGATGACATATTTCGTCCAGCCTTACGTCAGTACCGTCAATACTCAATCCACCAACGTTGTTACAGTTATCAAAAAAGGAAACTGTATAAGAGTCGAAGAAACCATCATCGCTGACAGAAACAGCCCTTTCATTGTCAAACTTAAGATAAGCTGAGGTTACTACTTTCTCACATTCGTCAATATAATCATTGACTACATGAGGTATGAATGTTAAGTCGTCAAACGTTTTCATATGCTTTAGTATTGGTTAGTAATGTTAAAAATATTTACTTATCTATCATATCTCTTTGGTAGCGAACCGTTTCTGCAGTCGAAACAAGATACCTTGCACTCTAGAATACTGGGGATCCACTCGTTGGCTTCCTCCCACGATAAGTAAATATAAGTTTGTAATATGTAAGCGCTGAGAGTTTTAAAGTTGTCTTACACACAGGTCACAGTATTTCCTATCTCCTTACCTTGTTCGAACCTCAGGTTACTGCTGCACTTATTACAAATAATAAATAAAAATACTTTCTTATATCTCCACAGCTATAATCACCACTAAGCGTTTGAGACCTCGCTGTTAGTTTTGGGTAGCATAGGTTTACTACTGCTTCAACGATATAAGAAAGTAATAGCCACCTGGTACTAGTAGACAACTAGTCCAGGATTACAGTTCCTTGTCTTGGCACTGTTAAGCATTATTGTGCGGTCAACTATGCTGTACTTACACATAGCCTAGTGGTTAGCTTGACCCTTGTTACTACCTACAATAACCAACTGTAGTAGCCCCTGACTAGACTCGTCAGAGGTTTTTAACAACAAGCATCCTCAGTTAAGGCTTAAGGCTGCTCAACTTTTGGTATATAGCTCGTTGTCTTAATGATGCAGATCTCGCTGGTTAACGGATGGAGATTTTTGCCGTAACTGCATCATATCTTCATAGCACTGTTGACAAGTATGAACTTCGTCACATGTGCACGTTAGCTCAGGAGATATCCTAGACATCTCCCAAGCAAATTGTGCATCTTCAAACATCATACTTAATACATATTTGCCCAAGGACTATGGTACGTAACCTGGTCCTTGGTAGGATCAAACATTTCAAAGGTAGCTGTATTGTCATCCATCATACGATAAGATAACTTCAACAGTCTTACAGATGGAGTATGATAAGTATTAATACTTTCATACCCAGTACCACCAAATGTAGATACAATTACCCGCTTGTCTCCGTCAGGAACACAAGTCAGGTAATTGAATAAGGCACTACCTAAACGATATCTAAAGTTCTTCATAGTACTAAGTAATTATAAATGAATACTGCGGTATAACCAATCCCCATAACTAAGAGGAATACCATTAATGAATCAGAGCCATGTTGCTCTGCGTCTGTCTTTCTACGTTTCATAACTTATTGTATTAAGAGGTAAAAGAATTAAGTTAATGCCTAGACGTACGCCAGAACCGTGGTATCTCACGGACGGTTCCACACCAGCTATCGCCAATGCTTCAAAACCTCCCACGTATCCTGATGATCCGTTAACACGTACGTCTTCGGCATGCTTTCCACTACAGCCATCACACTGTTTCTCTCATGGGTGGCCCACTATCGGCTAATAACCGCATGTGTACTCTCACAAGGTTGCAACCCTTGAACTTATTAGCATTCCTGAAGCACTGTTCTAAGGATACACTAGATGAACTATGTATCTTACTCCACTCAGAATTAACTCCTTGCTTAGGAAGCAGTCACCTTCCATTCCTGCAATCGGATGAGAGTATATAAATGGGAGAGCTTACAGGTGCTCTCCCTTAACCTAAACGTTTATACTCTGTTCAGGAGTACAAGACTTAAGCATTCTCGTTGAGAAGCCAATCTTGAATGGTCACACAACCATTAGATGAAATCACAAATGTCTTCACGGTTAGAAGGATTTAGTGATGATCTGTCTGTTGATGGTCATAGACAGAAAGAACCATATATAAAGATAGCTCACGTATTAGATGAGCTTAGAACACAGGATAATATGCAGGTTAGGGATTGGTCCCATAACCTACATAGTCAGAGTATATATTACATAAGATGACAGTGAACCCTCTTGCGAGGGCCCGAGGAGAGAAGCTTAGGCTTCTTCTCCGTCGGTGAGGTCTGCAGGAACATAGGCAACGAAGGTGTCCATGTCCGAGTCATGACCGAACTCGAGGTCCTTAAGGGACATACCTGGCTCGACCGAAGGTCCAGCCGGAGTTGTCACGTAAGTACCGTCGGCGAGCGTCCAAATGCAGAATGCATTGTCAGCGTCTTCAGACTGCGAAGTCTTAATACGCTTGACGCTCTGTCCGGTGAGCTCTTCAACAACGGCTTTAGCCTGTTGATAGGTCAACACGGTTTCGTAGAAATCGTTGTTGTTACCGGACTTAGGAGTAAAAGATAAATTAGACATAATTTAGATTTTAATTTAGTGAATGAAATGAACTAATAAGATTAGAGGGGGGACGTAGTCCCAACTCTCTAATCTAGGGAAGGGTCAGCTTTAGGGAGTCCCAGCCTCTCCTCCCACAGAAGTTTAAAACATTAACAGGGGGGATAAAGAAAAAGCCCTGCATTAAAACACAGGGCCTATCTAACCAAAACAAAAAAAATTATGAAAACCTGATCACATCAGAGGTAGCTAAAAAAAGTAACCAAAAAAAAGTAGTACCGTTTAGTTGAGTTACTGTAGCTACGATGTCAATCAGTAGCGCAAAGCTACGGAATTATTTTCATGAAGTCAATACCTATATTGTTAAAAGCAACTAAGACCAGTCTCCTGGTCTCAGTTAGTAGATAGATACCTCCTTTTTCTTTACGACTTTGTAGAATACAACCTTTTTACAAGGTCGCCTAAGTAGTGCTCATCCAGTAGGCCGTTAATCTTGTCACGAATATCTTCGCTAGTAGCACCATGCAGTCCTTCGTCTTCTAAATCCTTAGTCCACTCAAGCAGCTCAGCTAGAACTAAGACAAGGTGTGGACCATGGACACTGCATAAGTATTCGAACTCTTCTTCTGGTAGAGGGTAGACTATGAGACCTCGAGTCTCTTCTCCTAATGGATGTCTCATTTCTGACATATTATAAAGATACGAATGATTAAAGCTGATTGCTAATCTAATTCAGCGTAAAAAAACTAGCAGTTATTCTTCATCCTGTATTCTAGATACTTAGAGTATACTTTAGTAGAGATTCTGTAGCACTTCTTACAGGACTTACACTGCATCTTCTGAGATTCAGTCCCTGCTCGTGTAACATCAGTGCCGTTACGTATGACTGTCATGCCTCCACAGTGTGGACATGACCACTTTGGGCCTCCGTTAACTACACCTACATGTGTTTTTTCAGGAACAACCTTTACTATCTTCTCGTATATCTGCTGTAATAAGACGACATCCTGTTCGCAGTAGTCAATCATTTCGTTCATACGGCTAGCATCTCCGAATACAATGTTCTGCCATAGGTCTCCGTCTACTTTTATCTTCTCTCCTAAACCAAAATACCGACCAATATCAGTTAGTCTGTTAGATGGCAGTCTCAGGTTAGATCGGACGGACTTTAGTGTATCGAGAGTTCTCCAGCGGGGTACACTTTCAATGCCATGGTAAAGTGCTCTTGTTCTGACCCAGGGTATATCGAAGCGATCTCCGTTATGTCCTACAATCTCGTTAGCTTTATTCATTATCTTAACGAACTCCTTGATCAGTTTCTTATCGTCTTTCTTTCTACCCCAGTCTAGTGTAGATACTTTGTCTTCATCTTGCCACTTGTACGATATACATATAATTTTTGCATCTTCTATTACATTATTGTAGCTTAATCGGGTTTTATAACCTGGACGCCAAAACCAACCTATGCAAGGGCTAGTCTCAATGTCAAAAAATAATCGTTTCATATAAAAGTATGTTAGTAGTTCTTCCAGGTAAAGATACAATAGTATTTAAAGTAGTCTCAGACGACTTACTAGAGCTATTAGTATTTGCAGAAGAGGTTGAGTTTTGTTTTGAATGGATCGCAAACATTGACACAAAGCTAGGTATAAATTTTCACACGACTTGTTATGTACAAGAAGAAATGTATATCTTTGTACTTGAAACAGAGCTAGAGTAATGAGATACCCATTAAGAGTTCCTACCTCTAAGGACAAGATTTACAATCAATTTTTACGGATAGTAAACTTTCTTGTCTATGAGAAGGACACAGAAGGTGATGTACAGAGATCCCCTCTTACAAACAAAGAGCTGGATGTCCTGGCCTCCATGATGTATTATAATGATAGATACAGAAACCTTCCGCCAGTAGAAAGAGCAGAGTATATAATGTCGTCAGACATACGGAAGAGGATTAGGGTCAAACTGGACATCAAAGCAAACCATCTTAATAACGTTATATCCCGTCTCAAGACTAAGTACTACATGGGAGCCCCTATTCTAGACGACGGTAAGTTGTGCCAGTCCCTTAACATATATCTAGATAATGATACTACAATAGAATTTAGCCTCTCATATGAAGAACCTACCCCAAAGCCAGATAGACCTGCTGAAGAACCTAGCAGAAAAGTACAACTTAAAGTACGAAAAAGTGAGGGAGCTCCTAGGACAGGTGGGGATGTGGTCAAGCCGTTCAATCTCGACGATTAAGAAAGCAGAAGACAAGCTATACGATCCAGAATCAGCTTCTACCATTCATATAACTAGATTCGGTAAGCTGATTCCTGACAAAGCTAGAATGAATAAAGTGCGTGAGTACGTAACAAGAACAAAGAATGCTAAGCAAAAGGACTGAGGTATTTGATGTAGACAAAAATTACTGGGAGATCTTTCCAGAGATGCGTCAACATCCATTGTTTTCTAAATACTATAAAGAAGACAAGGCAAAGACTAAGAGTAAGTCGTCTAAAATTATGTGGGCACTGCATTTAGTTTGCCACCCTAAGTCTATGATGTACCATGATCCTAATAAACTAGACAATGTAAAAGGATTACTGCCTAAGACCTGGGACTGGGGACTTAAATCTACAGTAGTAGACTTAGAAGAGTACAAAAATGTAATGCTTACAGAGGCTCAACGTGCACTAGTAGACTGGGATGACATGATCCGTAAGCGTTCGGCGTACCTTAAACAACAAGACTATAATCTAGAAACGGGTAACGATCTAGATAAGTTACACAAGAACACATATTCTATTTATAAAGACTATCAGAAAGTGTGTGACGAATTACAAACAGAAGAAAACTCTAATTTACAAAACCTAAGCCTGTCAGAGTCAGGCGAAATATAAAAGCTATGAGCAATCCAAATCATCAGAGTCATCAGTTGACTCTACAGAAAATCAACAACAACAAGCAAGAGTCTGAAAAAAACTTTCAGCTTGTATTTAGTTCTTTACAGATGCTGAACCAACAGTTCCAAGCAATGGAGAACTTATTCTTACTTACTCTTAACCAACTGGACATTCCAGGAGATAGTGAGATTAAATACTCACAAGAAGACTTTGAGAACAAATACGGTCATCTTATTGGAGAGTACTTTATAGAGAAAGAAACAGGTACATTCTTTAAGATTGACCTTATTCTTAAAGACTGGGACTTGACTAGTAATGACGACAAGACTTGGAAGTTCTCTCACCCAAGCCTAGGCGAAAAGATTATCGTAGCAGACGACGAGTATGCGGCATATGATAAGCTTGTAAATGAGATTCGTAACCCACTAGTTCCTGTAGAAGATTAATGAACTTTTGGACAACAGTAAATAACTCCTCTTTTGTTCTGCCTGAAATCCCTAGCCTCCATCCTATAGCTGATCGTTATGAGTATCGAGACTTTTGGAAACAGCAGAAAAAAAGAATGATCGAAGGGCATTGGGAATCTGGTAAGTGGATTCCCGGCCCTTTGTATTATTATGTGAACTTCCACAATATACTTGTAGAGGATCCAAAGACACTTGCACAAAAGCCTGGTAAGCCTTGGCTACGTGATATAGACTGGGAGTTGTTTTTGTTGTACGAAGAATGCAGAGGTTTCTCAGGTTTCGAAAAAGATGAGAACTACACATGTAATAGATTCCTAGGGCCAGACCGTGATAGGATAGAACGTCTAAACATGATGGAGCAGTACATCAGCCTAGGCGTAATAAACAAGGAAGATCTAGACAAAGAGTATGTAGATGCTAGATTATACTTACGAACTATCCATGAGGATAACCTAGGAAAACCATTATACCAAAACTCAGCAAAGAATCTAATCTCTATCCAAGCCAGGGGTGGAGGTAAGTCTTATGGGTCTGCAGGTATTGGAGCACACAACTGGCTAACAGGTGGAGCCATATCCTATGATGAATACCTAAAAGCAAAGAAGAGTAGACAACCACTGACTTCAGACACTGTTGTAGGAGCAATCGATGCTAAATGGTCTGGGCCGTTACTAGATAAAATACTATTTGGTATAACTAACTTACCAGGAGAGTTTGAGTACGAGTCTACAATATTCCCTAGCCCGCTGTATAAGTCATGGTCAGGATCTAAAAGAGAAGGTTCGTTCCTTAAGAACGTAGATGGATCTTACCTGTACCATAGAACATTTAAGAATAACCCACTTGCAGGTAACGCAGGTCGTCCTAACCTAGTAATGTTGGATGAGGTCGGCTTCTTTGATATACTTGTAGAAACAATCGGTGCACTAGAAGGAGCAGAGGCATCTAAGATGTTTAAGCGTCAGGTTATCTGGATGCTAGGTACTGGTGGTTTTACCAGAGGAGGATCTGTACTATTTGCAGAGAACGTGTTCCGTAACCCAGACCAATACAACTGTCTAGTATTTGAGGACGAGTTTGAGTCTAGAGGCTCAATAGGATACTTTGTTCCTGTAATCAAAACCCGTAACCAGCATAAGAAAGGCGACAACCTAGTCACCGATACGTTTACAGCTAATGCAGAAGAAGCAGAGATACGGGAGGGTAAAAAGAAAGACCTAACTAGATACCAGGTACACATAATTAACAACCCTTTGTATCCTTCCGAAGCATTCCTTGTAACAGAAGGTACTAGGTTCCCAACTGTACTACTAAAAGACCAACTAGCAGAAGTACTAGGCGGAAAACTTAAAAGATTCTCTGATGCATCCTACAAAGGTTGGATAAAGTTTAACGACAGATCAGAGCTGTACTTTGATACAGTACAAGACAAGACTCCTATCAGGTCCTTTCCTCTAGATAAATACGAAGATAAGAGAGGCCTGGTAGAACTATTTCAAATGCCAAGGAGAGATGAGGATGATACTGTAATTACCAATAGGTATATTGGCGGTATCGACGTAGTAGACAAAGCTAGAGCAACTACGTCCTCACTCCCTTCTATTATTATCTTCGATAGAATTACAAGAACAATCGTAGCAGAGTACACAGGCCGTACTGATGACCCTAAGTACTTCTATGAGGTCTGCCGAAGAATGCTAATGTTCTACAAAGCTACAGCTATGTACGAGCAGAACTTTATTGGGCTGTTCAATTACTTTGTTCAGCATAATGCTTCCTATCTACTAGCAGAGACTCCCTACCAACTTAGAAACTCGGACACATACCGTCCTGGAACTAATACATCTAAAGGTATCTTTAACTCTGGTAGGATTAACGATACAGGTATAGACTATATCTCTTCGTGGTTGCTTAATCCTATTAACCCAGAGTCAGAAAAGCTAATGTTAAATACAATATATTCTCCAGCTATCTTAAAAGAGCTTATCTCATGGAATAAGAAAGGAAACTTTGACCGTGTATCTGCGTTAATTATGCTTTTTTGGTACGAAGAGACCCTTCATAAAGTTAAAACGGAGATGTCAGAAGCAAAAGTTAGCTTTTTAGAGTCAAATTACTTTGCAAAGAGAGGATTACTACCCAAAAAGAGATTTGATTGGCAAGATCCGAAAGATTTTATCTAAATTTGCATAACTTAAAGAAATGTATTAATGGCTGAAGGTAAATACACCGGAGAAAGTCTTTCTTCGGACTACAAATCAGGATATAGCTATCCTAATCAAAAGCTACCAGATTCGAAGAAAAACGAAAAGTGGTACAAAAGTAATGTAGACTATGCCGAAAAGCTAATTGGCCATAATGAGTTCTACCGTAACGAATACGGTAATAAAACAGAGAACTATAACCTACGTTCTAACATTGTAGATATACGCAACTTCGAAAAGTATATCAATCCAGGACAATTAGACATTGATAAGTTCCCTGCAAAGTTTCAACACATAGGTATTGGTAATGCAAAGATAGATCTTCTTATAGGAGACTACATTGGCCGCAAGCATGACTACCGTGCTTACATCTCTTCCTCTGACTCAGACGGTAATACTCGTAAAGAAGAAGCCCTAAAACGTCAGCTCTTAGAAAGGGTAGCGGAAAACTTAGGTAACCCAGAAATTGGAGAAGAAGAAATACAAAAGCTAGTTAAAGAAATAGACGAGTACGCTAAGTACGACTTTCAAGACATTGCAGAGCAAACAGCTAACTCTATCCTTAAGAAAGAGTCTATACAAAACAACTTTGACTTTACATTTACTAGAACATTCGAAGATCTTCTCATAGCAGGAGAACAGGTTATGTATATGGATGTACTAGGTGGTAAGCCAGTTATGAGACGGGTAGACCCTAGAAAGGTATTTACTGCAGGTGGAGGTAACTCCCTATATCTTCATGATAAAGATATTATTGTCCTATACGACTACCATTCAGTAGGACAGATTGTTGACGACTACTGGGACGAGCTTAGTGACAAAGACGTAAAGAAACTAGAAAGACGAGTAAAGTATGGATCTGACTACGGCCTAGACTATGCTATGGCTAACAGAGGCGCTTCAGCTATACTTGTAAATGATACTGACGGTATTACAGGTAGCGATATCGGATCATCAGACGACGATACAATCAGACTGATGTCTCCATCTAATCTTCAGAAGCATGCCTTTGGAGGAGACTATAATGAAGACGGAGAGCTCAGAGTTGTTACAGTATTCTGGAGATCTCGTAGAAAGATTGGCAAACTCAAGTACTTAGATGAGTTTGGAGAAGAACAAATAACATATGTAAACGAGCACTACGTCCCTAAGAAAGAAGAGGGGGAGGTAGTTACATACATGTGGATTAACGAATGGCTACGAGGAACAAAGATTGGATCTGATGTCTATGTAAAGATGCAGCCAGTAGAGCACTCTATTAAGTCTCTTACTAATCTATCTTCAGGCCTACCGCCAATCATTGGTGTTACTATGAATACAAATGGTTACAAGATTCAATCTATGATGGACTTGTTAAAACCATTTGACTATGCATATGATATTGGATTCTGGAAGAGAGAGCTAGAAATTGCAACCTTCAAGGGTACAGCAACAGCAGTAAACGCAGCTCTTATCCCATCAGGCTTTGATCCACAGGAGTGGTTACACTATACATCTGTAGATAAACTGATGTTCCTAGATCCTACTCAAGAGATTATGAAGGGACCTTCTCAAGGTAAAGCTGCAGGTACCTTCAATACCTTTATTACTCAAGAGGTATCCATGGGTGCTAATACCCAAGGTATACAGATGCTTACTAATTATCTAGCATCTATCGAAGGTACTATGGGTAAGATAGCTGGTATCTCTGGAGCAAGAGAAGGAGAGGTTGGTGTACGATCTTCTGTTAAGACTGTGCAAACTTCTATCGAGCAGTTTACTAAAATTACAGAACGTTGGTTCCAAGTAGACGCAGAGTTCCGTCGTCTATGTTTGACTAAGTATCTAGAATGCTGTAAGATTGCATACAAGGATAATCCTGCTAATGGTATGTTCTTCCTTGATGATATATCACAAGAGTATATTAATATGTCTGCTGACTTCTTAGAGTCTGACTTCGACGTACATATCTCTAACTCTACTAAAGACAAAGAGCTATTCGGAGATCTACGCTCGTTAGCTCAAGCAGCTATTCAGAACGGTCAGGCTACTATAGCAGATCTTGTTACTATTTACTCGACTAACTCTCCTGCTAAGATTTCTCGTAAGCTTAAGGAGTCTATGAATAAACTTAAGGAAGAGAAACAGCAACAGCAGCAAATGACTCAACAGTCTCAAGAAAGACTTAAGCAGATGGATATGCAGAACAGCGAATTACAACGTCAGTTCCTTGCAGACCAGAATCAAAAAGATCGTGACTCTGCAGAACGTATTACTGTTATGAGAGCCCAAGTAGAAGATATGGCATCTCAAAGAAAAGAAAACGTCGATTTAAACAAAAACGGAGTTCCTGACGACATAGATCTACTTAAAGCAGAAACAGATGTCGAAAATCGTAAAGAAAGATTAAAATTAGATAAACAAAAACTAGACGAACAGATCAGACACAATAAAGAATCAGAAAAGATTCAGAAACAAAGGGCGAAAAAACAATAGCCCTTGAGATAAATTGTGTAAGACTATTAGAAAGTTTGTGTTTAACGTGTTAATTTTGTACCTGAAAACATAAGAGCAATGGCAGATGAATTTGAAGGGGTAAAACTGGTAGTACCAGGCCAGCCCCAAAAAGAAGAACCTCAAGCACCCACAGAGGGAAAGGAAAACGTTCCAGTAGGAGTAATAGATATGGGAGGAGAAGCCCCAACCAAACAAATGTTTGAAGAGGCTCCAACAACTCCAGAAACTACAGAACCTACCTCAACCCCTGAAGCGCCTGAGAAGAAAGACACAGTTTACTCAGCACTTGTAAAAGAGTTAGTAGACAATGGGATTATCGAGCTCCCAGAAGGTAAAACAATAGAATCTTCAGAAGATCTCGTAGAACTTTTTGATAGCACAGTCAACAATAGAATTAACAACTCTATTAATGATTTCAAAGGTTCGTTTACAGGAGCAAAGAAAATGTTCCTAGAAATCGAAGATTACTTCGATGATGAGACGGTCGCTATGAGAGTAGCAAAAGACCTTGATTATTATAACAAGGTAAACGATAGTGTAATTCGTGAGAATGCTAACGTTCAGAAAGACCTCTTATCTCGTTATCTCAGAATGAAGGGTATGAACCAGGATGAGATAACGGAAGCTTTAAGCGAAGCTGAGGCACTAGCAAAACTCGAAGACAAAGCTTTGCAAGCCTTTCCACAACTTAAGCAAGCAGCCTCCCAGTTTATAGAGGGAAAAAAACAGGAAGCAGCTGTTCGCCAACAAGAAGTAGAAAAGCAAAACGAAGAGTTCTTTAGTAATATGCTAAATGCCGTTGACGAAGCTGACGAGCTTGTACCTGGGGTTTCCTTGACCAAACGTCACAAAGATGCCATTAAAAAAAACATGGTTGATGTGGTGTTCGAAGATCCGGATACAGGCCAGCAACTAACAGAGTTGGGTTACAAACAGTATAACAACCCTGAAGGTTTCGAAAGGCTGATACAGTTTTACAACGTTCTTGGTTTGTTCAACTCCTCAGATAAAGGAGAGTTCAAGCCAGATCTTAGTAAACTTGTGAAGCTCACAGAAAAGCAGGTTAAGAAAGGTCTTGACCAGTTAATCCGTGAGCAGCAACAAAGCTCCAACTTTGGCGATGAAAAATCTGGCGACGCTAAGAAGCTAGATATGTCGTTCTGGGAGGATGCATTTGGAAATGAGTAATAAATTTATAAAGTAGCTAAAATGGCTCAGAAACTTTTTAATACTCAGCTGTACAGACCAAAAGATTTTAAGGGTCTGATTGCTGATAATCACTTTTACGAATTGTACCAACAGAAGCCACAGCTTCTAGACAAAGCAATTCAACAGATTTACCAAATGAACCTACAAGGTTCAATGGTGAACTTCGTTAACCGTTTCCCTACTATGGAAGTAGATTTGGAGAACGGATTCTACCAATGGATGCTCAAAGGTCAAGAGGACAAAAACGTACCTCTTGTTGAGATTCAATCAGGCGCAGGTGGCGCAACCTCTACTGGAGATTCGTTAGGTTCTCAACGTCAAAGAGTTCGTCTTGTATTTGATGAGCCTATGTTTGAAAGAACTAACGTAATCAAAGGAGAGACTGATGACTACCACTTCCTTGTAAAAGAAGTACATGATGATGGCGGACGTTACGCTTATGAGTGTGAGCTCTTAAACGATGACCTAGCTGTTTCATTTGTAGTAGGTACTGATATTTCAGTTGGAGATCGTTTCTCTAAGTTCTATGACTTAGTACCAGGTACTCTTTCTTACGAAGGTGCGGAACCTTATTTTACTTCTCCATTCAAAATGCAGAACCGTCTGTCTATGTGCCGTATGCAGTACAAAGTACCAGGTTCAAGCATTGAGAAAGGTCAGAACGAACCATTGGAGTTCCCATTCATGTACAGAGGCCAGACTGAATCAGTTTGGATTAACTACATCGACCTTGTAGTAATGTATCAAGCAGAAGAGCTTATGGCTCGTGCAGCTTTATACGGAAAGAAAAACTGGACAGTTGATTCAGGTTACTTGAACTTTGACGATGTAACTGGTTTCGAAATCGGTGCAGGTTCTGGATTCTTCGAGCAAATTGCTCCAGCTAACCGTCACATGTATAACACCTTCGATCTTGATTACTTGATGGAAGTTGCTCTTGACATGTCTATCGGTAAGATTGGTAGAGGAGATCGTCACCTACATATCATCACTGGTGAGAGAGGTGCTATCGAGATCCACAAGCAAATCCAAGCGAAAGCTAACGGAGATACTATCTACAGCAACGTAACTACAGGTAATGGAGCTTACGGAGCTGGTGCTGCTAACAATACTGGAGCAATCAACCCAATGAGCTTCGGATACCAATTTGTAGAGTATAACTACTACAACGGTATCAAGTTGACTGTTGAGATTGCAGACTTTATGGATGATGATGTTTACTTCCCTAAACGTCACCCAGAAGGAGCTGGTATTGCTGAGTCACACAGAATGATTGTAATGGGCTTCGGAGAATCTGCAGAGGTTCACAAAGTTCGTCCAAGAGGTCGTGATGACATGTATGCATACATCGCTGGTTTACGTGATCCATTTACCGCAGGTGGTAAAGGGAAAACTTCTCCAAAGATGGTATCTAGCCCAATCGATGGATACGAAGTGCACTCCGCTAAGTTTGGTGGTCTAGTAATGAGAGACCCGACTAAGGTCCTTGACTTCCAACTTAACGTTAACCAATAATAACTAGATAAGAGGGGGTTAATCCCCCCTCTTTCTTTAAAACTTATAACTATGCCAGGAATGAGTAAAGGTATGATGAAAAATAGAGCAGCCGGATATTTATACGGAGGCTCAATGGCAAAGCCTAAGAAAAAGAAAAAGCCAATGGCTATGGGAGGTGCTAAAAAAGCAACTGCAATGAAGCACGGAGGAATGAAGCCAGGTCTTTATATGATGGGAAAAGGTGGCTCATTAAAACAAGTTTACAAAGCTGGAGGTAAAAAACCTTCTCCAGGTGCTGTTAAAATGGCTAAAGGTATTTTAAAAGCTGCAGGCCAATAAAGAGTAAATAATAAACAATAAAACAAGAGAGATGGAGCATCCATATTTAGAGAACAGAGTAGTAGAAGTAAAACCTATCGAAGCCGGAGGCAAATGGAAAGGTATTGTTTCAAACTACAAAGAGAAGGAGAACGATCCTTTTTTATTTAAGAAAGTAGTAAAGTCTTACGAGTTGCCACTTAATACGGCATCTAAAGGAGGAGGAGTAGTTATCATTCTAGATAACACTATGAAGAGCCTTTGTAAAGATGTTATAGAAGACGGCAAGCCGCAGGAGCTTACTGAACAAGAATACTTTGAAGCTATTATTGGTAAGAGCTTGAATCCATACTTGCCTTCTGATACTAACTTCTGGAGAACTGATTCAAGGTCTCGTGTACAAATTAGAGACGCTCGCTTACGTCTTGACCTAAACAATCCTATGGATATGTTGAAGTTTAAGATTTTGCAAGCAAATCAAACACGTTTTGCACCTTCTATTCAGTCTTTAAAAGAACTACGTAGAGCAAGCTATGAGTGGGTATTTACTTCTGTAGAAGAAGAACGTAACGATACTTTAGCAAGACTCGAAATGGAGAGCCAAGTATATGCATTGTTTGCTAAGATCTGTACTACTGATCAAGACATGAAAGATTTCTTGAAAGTAGCAGGTAAGAGCCCGTCAGGTAACTCTACAAGCAAACAGCTTAAAGCAATGGTTGGTAAGATCATGGAGAAAGACAAAGCAACATTTATTGAAATTGCTGCAGATCCTCTCTATGATGATAAAATCTTTATTGCCGACGCTCGTAAAGCTGGGTTAATTAAAGAGTTTAGAGGTAAGTATACACTCGATACTGGCGAAGAGCTAGGACAAATTAGAGATGTTGTTGCTTATCTAAATAGAGAAGAAAACCAAGAAGTCAAGATTCGCTTTCAAGCAATCGTAGACTCTAATAAGATTGTAGAATGACAGCTAACCAGATGGCAGATGATTTAGAGATAAGGCTCGACAGAGCCCTATCTTTTGGTTCTCCTGGTTACGAGGACTTTGAACTGAGCAGGGTACTGACTCAGGCAGAGTTCATGTATGTCAAAAAATATATATCGGGATTAACAAACCCGAAAAGTTATGGTTTCGAAGAGACAGAGGCCCGTGGTCAGGGTCTCAGTGCTCTTATATTAGATTCGGGTCTTCTACCTGTATCAGCCGATCAAACCGGAACGTTAGAAAACGGTACCTTCTTCGACCTTCCAGAGGACTTTATGTTCACTATTCTGGAAACCGCCGATACAGATGCTGTTGACTGCCGTGCCAAAGACGGCTCGACTCTATTTGCTGAAGTACGAGTTATATCACATGACGAGTTCAACAGATTTAAGAGAAATGTTTACAAGAAACCTTATGCCAATGGTTATGATGCCACTGTGTTTAGAATGTACTTTAGCCCTCAAATCAACAGTCTAGATCCTACAGTAGCCGCTACAGCCAAAAGGCATGAACTAATAACCGACGGTACTTTCAACGTAGTTGATTACCGTATGCGTTATTTACAAAACCCACCTGATATTGTAGTTGATCGTAGTAATACAGATAATCAGAGAAACTGCATATTGGATGAGTTTACCCACGATGTTATCGTGGACCTTGCGAGAGATTTAATGCTTGAAATTGTTAAAGAGCAAAAACTCGACGCAGAAATTGATATAGATAACTTTGAATAAACTTTTGAATTATGGCATTTATGAGAGACGCCAACAATTTAAACTGGGCGTTCGTTTGCGCACGTAACCAAGCTGCTAAAACAGGAACGGTTGATGCAGCTGGCGACCTTTTGGAAGACCAAGTAGTAGTACTTAACGAAGCTAACGCTATCGTTACAGGTGCTCTTACTGCAGGTACTCAGTTTAAACTTGCTCAAAACTACGGAGGAGAATTAATTATCTCCCCACTATTTACATTCCAGTCTGCTACGGGTGATAACTATGCTGCCCCAGCAGAACAGGTAACTACTATTGGTTCTAACGGAACTACAGAAGTATTTTTAGATCCTGCTATTACAGACACTACTGCAGTTGCTACTGTAGGAGATAGCTACTACATTCTTATTGAAAAAGAAGATAATGATGAAGCTAACCGTTCAGGCTATGAACCAGCTATTACAGCTCAAGCTAAACTAACTAACCCTAACGGCATCACAGATGGTGGAGAAATGAACATCAGACTAGCAGAGTTGCTAGCTGAGTCTCTTCGTGCTAATGATGCTTTGGAAGCAGCTAAGCCTGCTGCAAGAGGTCCTAAGTACCTACAGGTAAAAGTAAAAGTAGTTGCTTCAGGCGCTACTGCTGCTGGTGAAGCTGTTGCAGTAACTCACGGCTCTAAGACTATTACTTTCGCTAACAGTGGATCTTCACTAGATGGGTCTGTTGTTGCTGGGTCTTACCTATCAATCGCAGGCGATATTTATAGAATGGCTACAGACCACGCTTCGGGAGTAGTTACTCTAGATCGTCCTTTTGCAGGTACTACTAATGCTGCAGTTGCTTCTGGAACAGGTGCTGCTCAAGTATTTGCTCTAACAGCTGCTGAAGCCCAAGGGTGTACAGGTGTTGGTCTAGAAATTACAGGTGTTGCACAACATAGCTTCGATGTAACAAGAGAACGTTTATACGGGGTATCTCGTTTTAATGTTCGTTTTGCTAAAGATGGCGAAAATGTAGGCGGAACTATTGCAACCGGTACTTTACCTAGTAATGGTGTTGGAGACTACAAGCAAGTTTTGACCGACGTTTACAACTCTATGGGTAACCAAGGACAACGTTGGGTATCTGATACTCCAGCTGTAGAAAGAAAGGCTCCTGCTTTTGTAAACTCTAGCGCTGCTGGGTTTGGAGTTATTACTGTTTCAGTTGAGGCTGATAAGAAAACTTTGCTTAGTAGCTCAACTGCTAAACAAACTATCCGAGTTTACCTTGAATATGCTATTGCTGGTGCAGGTACTGCACAGTTACAGACTGTATTCGGTACTTCTATTAGTTAAGACCTTGAGATAGAAATATCTCATGCTCTAGCTCTTTTGTTTAATGGAGGGGGGAGGTATCCCCTTCCCCTTCTTTTTACCTTTAACCCATGAGTTCAAATAAAAAAAACATACCAACAAACCATCAAGTAATTGATAGAGGTCTACAGAATGATCAAGTAAAAAAAGCAGATACAGCTCTTGGTCAACTTGGTAACACTTTTGTAGATTCTACAGGTGCAGTAACTCCTCCAACAGGAAAAGTATTCGTAGCGCTATCATTCTTAGCAGACACTAGCCTTTCAGCTCTAGTAGCAGAAAACACAACTTTTTGTTCTACCTCAGCAGGTGGTTCTGGTTCAGGCGGAGACGCTATTGCAGCTGCACAAGTATTCCCAAAAGGATTTACTCTGTACGGAAGATTTACCTCATTCACTCTTAACGCAGCAGACGCCGATGGTGGAGTCGTAGCTTACGTAGGAGAATAAAAAATATACTATGTCAAGAATTAGAGACTTTTTTCTAGGAGAAATCAGCAAGTCCCACAATCAGTCTTTAGGACAGTGTGGTTCTATTATTATTGATGATACTAACGAACATACAGGTCCTTTTGTAGCTATTACAGCTATTGGAGCTGCAGATGCTGTTATCGACACATCCGAGTGTAACCTAGGATCTTTAGAAGATCAACCAGCTACTATTACAATCCCAGAAGGGGTAACAATCTTTGGAGACTTTGCATCTATCGAGCTAGACTCAGGAGTTATTATCGCTTATAGAAAATGTAACTAGGCTATGTTGAGAATGGGCGCTAGTGCACAAAAGGTTACTGGTAGGAAAGGTAAACAAAGACGAAGAATTACATACCTATACGAATCTAACTTCGCAGGAAGTGTTGATAACTGGCTCGAACTTTCAGGTGTTCTTAGTTTAGATCATAGTCAGTCTGTTGGTGGGGAAAGCAATGCCTTAAAGATTACAGCTGAAGCTGCTACTGGTAAAGCAGTACAAACTTTAATAAGAAACATAGCATCTCTTTCTTCTGGAGATATTGTAGCTGGAAATGACTATGAAATTAGCTTTAAATACTACATTGACTCAGCTAACGATGAAATTTTTTATGTAGATAGAGTTAGTCTAGGAGGCAGAGCTACCACTGTAGACACAGGCGCTGTATCTACAGATACTTGGCTTAGTAGATCTGTAACATTTACTGCGGGCGCAACAGCAGACGACATTATTATTATTATGAATGAGGACCACGAATCTGGGACTGTAGACCAAGTTTATTTAAAAGACATAAAAGTTAGACAAGTTTAATTATGCAATTAGGATTAGGGCCAACCAGAGTACACCAAGATATGCAGGACTACTGTGTACCATTAGAGGACGAGTTCGATTTTGGTAGCTTTACAAATTCAGACGTTAGCAGCTCTATAGTTGATGCATCTGGAGCAAATATAAGTTTTACAGTTACAGGTGGTCATGACTCTATTGGAGGATTAAATGATAACCTAAAAGTTGTAGTTAATCTTCCAGATCCAAGTCTACAGACTGCCGATCATCAGCCTATAAGAGGAACAGATAGTGAGATAGCAGTAGCAACTGTAGGCTGTCGTTATCAGCTAGATCTTAAAGTATTCTTTCCTACAGGTAATACACTGACAGGCATTTACCGCTGCCGTCTTAATGGAGGAGATCTTGTATTAGCATCAGGAGCTGGTTTCGCTCTTAATACTTGGCATACTATTACTGGAATTAATTTAGTTGCTGGAAACACTCCTGGAGATGGGCTAGAGATTGGAATTGTCCCTGGTGATATCGCCTCTCGCAGTGAATTTGCTAATTCCGATATAGTATATTTTAACGAAATTACAGTAAAGAACATTACTTAAAATTTAATTATGGACATGATAAGCATATATGAGGCAATAGTTCTAGTGGGGGGCCTCATAGGAGTATATGTAAAACTCCACACTGAAGTAGGTAAACTTAAAAGTAGAGTCCACGTTCTTGAACAAAGCAAGAACGACGTTACAGAGATGCTACAAAAGTTATCTGACGATATACAAGAAATCAAGCTTTTATTAGCTAGAAAACAAATAGACCAATGAACTGGATAATAATCACACTAATAGGAGTACTAGCACTAGCTGCTATTTACTTCGTATCTCTACATCTACAAAAGATTGTAGACAAAGACAAAGACTTAATTCCTGACGCTGTCGAAGATGCTGCTAAAGAAATTGCAGAAAGAGTTGACGCTGTAGCTGAAGAAATCGCAGAAGCTATCGATGCCGCTAAGGGTAAAAAGAAAAAGAAATGAAAATAAAAGCTCCAAAAGGATACCACTGGATGAAAGCCGGTAAAGGAACTCCTAAACTCATGAAAAATCCTCCAGGAGGATACAAGCCGCACAAAGGTGCTAGTTTAAGTTTTAACTTTCCAATTCAGAAAGTTCACAAGAAAAAGTAATGAAGGATTCTCTATTTGTATTTCAGAATGGTACTATAGACTCCAACTCTGTTACAGAGCATGCTTCAGGTACAAACTTAGATTTTTTTGCAGTACCAACAAGCAG